TTGATATGACGGATTCTGAAATCGATTCTGAGTTACCGTTTTAGTTATGTAAACCAAAATTCACTAATATGGGGTGATTCAATTCGCCCCGAAGGAGGACTTATGAGAGAAATTAAGTTTAAACTATGGCACAAGAATCCGTTTGGCAATCCTAGTTTTACTGGCAGCCACACAAACGGCTTAAATTTTGATTTAAGTGCAGGACAAATATACTGTAATGGATTAAATGTTACTGAGTATTATGAAATACTACAATTCACAGGCCTTACAGACAAAAACGGCAAGGAGATTTATGAGGGGGATATTGTTCAATGCACTCACTGGTTTTTTGACGGGAATGAAGTAGAAGAAAATTTTTCTGCAAGAGTGGGGTTTAAAAACGGTTCATTTACTTTAGAGGATATAGATAGTCGTTTTTACTCAAATTATACTGGCGAAGAAAACGGCAAAGGAATTTGTTGGATAGGCGACATTAATTATTGTGAAGATGATTACGAAGTAATAGGAAACATTTACGAGGCAACCTTATGAAAACAATAATAATCCTATCAGCACTAGCCTTTATATTTCTACTAACATTCACACTAGTCAAATCAGCACAATACATATCTAAAAAGTTTGCGGTTAAATGGAGAGAGTTAAAAGAATGGTTTGATAATAAATTTGGTCGGATAAGGATGATTAGGAGGGGTTAGATGTTAAATAAAAAACAATTAGAGGATTTTAGAAATTGTTTATCTTTTGATTCGTGTAATAAATGTTCGTTTCAAAAAACTGGATTTGATTGTGCTGGTGATGGTGCAATAGTTGATTACGCTTTAGAGCTTCTAAACCGTCTAGAGACAGCAGAAACGATATTGCGTGATGTGTTAGCTAGTGGAAATATTGCGAGTTGTAGGAAGGAAATTGAGGGGTTTTTGAGGGAGGGTAACAAATGTTAAAAGTTAGAACTTTATTTAGTGGAATTGGTTCACCTGAGATTGCATTAAGAGATTTACATATACCGTTTGAATTAGTTGATTTTTGCGAAGTTGATAAGTATGCAGTACAAAGTTACTGTGCGGTTCATGGAGTGGATCCATCAAAGAACTTAGGTGACATTACAAGAGTATGGGGAAGAAATTTACCATATGCAGATTTGTTAGTTTGGGGTTTCCCTTGTACAGATATTTCAGTGGCTGGCAAACAAGCCGGAATAGTTGAGGGAGAGACAAGGTCTGGTCTTTATTATGAAGGGTTAAGAATACTTAGAGAAACAAAACCGAAGTATAGCATTATAGAAAATGTTAAAAACCTCACTGGAAAGAAGTTTAAAGCAGAGTTCGAACAGATGTTAGCAGACATTAAAGAACTAGGCTATAACAACTATCACAAGGTTTTAAACGCTAAAGATTATGGAATACCTCAGAACAGAGAAAGAGTGTTTATAATATCAATTAGGGCAGATGTAGACAAGGGTTATGAGTTCCCAATCGGCTTTGATAATGGACTTAGGCTAAAGGATTTTCTTGAAGATGAAGTTGACGAAAAGTATTACATAAGCCAGGAGAAAGTTGAACACATGATAAGTAAGATTAATTATGGGAACAAAGGAATTTTACCAGACTTTAAAGGTGATGTTCTGGCTAGTTACAATTTAAGTTCAAAAGAACACAGAACGGTAGGATGGAAAGATAATGTAAATGCTTTATGTGCTAGAGATTATAAAGACCAAAAAGTGGTTTGTGTTCCTTACATAGAACCGAATGTAATGAGATTTGAAAGAACTGAGTATGGCAAAGAAATTAGAAAAGAGTACGAATTAGGATTAGTTGATGAAAAAATAGGGAACATGAGAATACCAACGCCAAGAACAGATGGAATAGCTAATACTTTAACAACTGTACTGAAAGATAATATGCTTTGCGTTCCTTGCATAACACCAGATCGAGTAGAGAAAAGGCAAAACGGCAGACGATTTAAAGAAGATGGCGACCCGAGTTTTACACTTACAAGCCAGGATAGGCATGGGATATTACAAATAGGAAGTTTTGATAAAGAAGATATAAATGACAATGAGCGTCAAAGGAGGGTCTATTCCGACGAAGGGATTTCTCCAACGGTACTAGCTAGAACTGATAACGCAAAAGTTCTGCAAATAGGCGAACTCGACATAAAGGGAATGGATTGTATTAAAAGAGTTTATTCGGATAAGGGGATATCACCAACACTTACAACTATGGAAGGTGGAAATAGGCAACCAAAAGTGTTACTAAATTATAGAATCCGTAAACTCACCCCAAAAGAATGTTGGAGATTAATGGGATTTACGGATGAGGATTATCAAAAGGCAGTAGATGCAGGGGTTAGTAACTCACAACTATATAAGCAAGCTGGCAATAGTATTGTTTCAACAGTACTGGCTGCAATCTTCAAGAATCTACTACAGGCTGAAATAGCACAGATTTATGAAGATAATAAGCAGTTGAGTTAGATCGCAATATAGCGGAAATACGAAGGTAGGTGATTAAAAATTGACAAAGCGTAAAACAATCAGTAAAAAAATAAGGTTTGAAGTATTTAAAAGAGATAGTTTTACTTGCCAATATTGCGGGAGAATGGCACCCGATGTTGTTTTAGAAGTAGACCATATTAATCCAGTTGCAAGAGGTGGAGACAACGACATAATGAATCTACTTACATCGTGTTTTGATTGCAACAGGGGTAAAGGAAAGAGAAAAATATCTGATGATGCAGTAATAAAAAAACAACAGCAGCAGCTTAAAGATTTAAATGAAAAACGATCTCAGTTAGATATGATGTTGAAATGGAAAAAAGAACTAAACAGCCTGCTAGATACACAAGTGAATGAAATCGAAAATCTTTTAAATGAGTATACAGGTCATAAATATTCTGAGTATGGCAGAAATGATTGTAAAAAACAAATAAAAGAGTTTGGATTTTCAGAAGTCTATGACAGCGCAATGATTTCTATTCAAACATATTACGATCCCAAGAAAAAAGATAGCGCAACATTGGTTTTTAATAAAATCGGCGGAATCTGTTTTAACAGGAGAAAGCAGCGTGATGAAAATGGGGATTAAAAGAATAGTTGATACCGATTTTTGGAAAGACGAAAAGGTAATTGATAACTATTCGCCGGAAGATAAATACTTTTGGTTGTATCTTTTAACTAATCCACAAACAAGACAACTGGGAGTATACAAACTTCCTAGAAAAATAATAGCTTTTGAAACAGGCTATAGCTTAGACACAGTAAATGTCTTGTTAGAAAGATTTCAAAGTAAATATAAGGTTATTGCGTATTCAAGTGAAAGCCAAGAAATAGCTATATTCAACTACCTTAAATATTCAATTGTAAAAGGTGGAAAACCAGTAATAGACTGCATCACAAAAGATATTAGTCTGGTAAAAGATACTTCACTGTTAGGAATTGTTTATTGTAAAATATGTGGTTCCACTGATGATAGGGAAACTATTAATACTATTAGAGAAATGTTGTCTCTATATAAAAATGATAATGACATACACAATGACAATGACAATGACAGTATCGTACCACGTTTCGTACCACGTATCGTGGATGAACCCGAAAAACCTATTAAAAATAACAAATTCATCCCACCAACAATTGAACAAGTCCAGGAATATTGCAAAGAAAGAAATAACACTGTTGATGCTGAAAAGTTTGTAAATCATTACGCATCCAGTAACTGGTTTAGAGGCAAGACAAAACTAAAGGATTGGAAGGCTTGTGTTAGGACGTGGGAAAAGAACGAGAAGGACAAACTAACCACTACACATCAAAATCCACCGCAGCAAAGCAGCAATCCATTTTTAGACAGATTAAAAAAGATGGGAGAGATGCAAAGTGAATGAATTTGAAACAACAAAGGTACTTGCAATATTAAAAACTGCTTATCCTAACTTTTATAAAAATGATTCTGAGATAGATGCTGCAATAAAGTTATGGGTGATTATGTTTAAAGAAGAACCAGTACAGTTAGTTGAACAGGCAATTTATGCACTGTTAGCAACCTCTAAATGGGCACCAGCTATCGCAGATGTAAAAGAAAAAATCCTTCTACTCACACGTAAGCCCGACATGACAGAACTCGAAGCATGGGGCAAAGTTTATAAAGCAATTCAATCGGCTAACTATTACGCACAAGAGAATTTTGACAACTTACCACCGATATTACAACGGCTTGTGGGTAGCCCAAATCAATTAAGAGAATGGGCACAGATGGACACAGAAGATTTACAAAGCGTTGTAAGTAGTAATTTCCATCGAAGTTATACAGCTAGAGTCAAGCAAGAAAAAGAGTATCAAGTGCTACCGAGCAGCAATAAGCAGATTATACAGGGGTTGGCAAATAAATTTAACATGCCATCATTGGCGGAAGGTGAGGGAGAATGAATAAAAGAACAATTGAAAATTGCGGGCTAATCAAAAGCAATAGATTTGAGTTAGGAAGTCCGGAAAAACAAGGAGATAAATGTGTAGGATACCAAGTCAGCGAATTTGATGATGAGCCGTGCAGCACTTGCAAAAGATGCAAATTAAATATGTCGTATGAAGTCGTATGAATTGGAGGGGTTAGAATGAGCGAGATTAAATTAGAAATGGCGATAGAAGTCTTACAAGGTATAAGGAACAGAGTTGATGGGAAAGACGAAGAAATTAGAGATATAGTTTTGAATACATTTGCTTTAGCAATCCAAGCCTTGACAGAAAAACTGGAACGGGAGCAAGGGTGCGAAATGACCGAAATAGATAGATTAAAAGGTCAAAACGAATTGCTAAAACTAGAAATTAAATGTTTAAGAATTGACTATGAAAATACTGGTTATGCGCTAGAACAAGCTATAAAAGAACTAGAACAACGAGAGAAAGAGTGCAAAGAGTTCTGTAACGATTGTGATAAATGCGAAACAATTCCTTTGTACAAGGAGGTTACAAAATGAGTGATCCAATTCAAATAGGCGGAATTACATTAATAAATTTACTATTTTTTGTAGCTGGTATGCTTTGCAATGATAAAAAAGATTGGCTAAAAGTTTGTCTAGTATATATTTTGCTAGTTGGGATGGTGATATTTTGAACAGTGGTAAGCGCTTTGAACAACAATGGAAAGACAGTATACCACCCAACGTATTTTTCTACAGATTTCGAGATGGCACGAGTGCGTGGGGTGACCAAGGGAATACAAGATTTCAGCAATCTAATATGTGTGACTGCGAGATGTTTGATGGACAAAATTTATATTTGTTAGAACTTAAATCACATAAAGGTAAAAGCTTACCACTATCGGCTATTAGAAAAAACCAATTAGACGAATTACTAAAAGCTAGTACATATAAAAACATTGTCGCAGGTTTTATCGTCAATTATGCCGATGTTGGCCAAACATTTTTTATACCAGCCACAAATGTAATAGATTTTATAACAGATGGCGAAAGAAAAAGCATTCCTTTAGTGTGGTGTGAACGATTTGGAATCAAAATAAACGGAATCTTGAAAAAAGTTAACTATAAATGGGATGTTGAGAATTTTATATTACACAATACAATTCAAATACCCACAGCAAGTCCAAAATACCTTTTAGAACAGACAGAATGGGATTAGTAATATGTTTGCTAGGGTACAAAGTAAAAAGTGATTTAAAACGATTTTAAGGAGGTTTAAATGGATAATCAAATTTGTATAGATTATATAACAAAAGAATTATTATCTGCAACATACAATCTCAAACAGGCACATTTACGGCTAGATATACAAGCGGTTGAAAATCTTAAAAATAAAATAGATGTGCTAACAGAAATTAAAACTAGAATAGAGGTGGTTAGAAATTGAAATATTACGGAAAATGTAAAATATGCGGTATGCCACTAACGAGCAAACAAAAAGAGTTCTGCAGCCCAGAGTGCTATAAAAAAGACAGAAGTAAAAGTACTAGCATAGTTAAATGTGAGCTGTGTGGCAAAGAGATAAAGCAAGTTAATTCAGATGTTAGAAAATATTGTAGTCCAGAATGCACATATGAAGCTAGGAAAGGCCAGCCGCTAGGAACAAAAGAACAGAAAAATGGATATGACAGACCGTACACAAAAGAAACAGGGTATTTAATACGGTTATGGCATAGTAAAGGTGACAGTAAAGTTGAGATAGCTCAGATATTGGAGAGAAGTTTGGAGAGTGTTGAAAAGGCGTTTGTGTAAAGTTAAAACCCTCGAATTCGGGGGAATTAGGGAGGACTAATGGACTATAAAATATATTTCAAGCAGTATAAGACGAGGAGGAAATACAGATGAGTAAAGCAATGTGTATTAATGGATTTTCGGTTGGAGTTCACGACGATGATGGGTTTACAGTTGAAAATGAAGATTTTTTAGTAGACGAGTTTACAATATGGGATATAGAAGATGATGATTTTAGGTTAATTGGTGGAGATGTTAGGCTAACAAACGACTCTAATGAGTGGATAGAAATACCAAAGAAAATGTTTAAGGAGTGTTTTGAAACTATAGATTAGCTGTAATTTATATAGAAAGTGGGTGTCTATGACTAAGGAAGAACTTAGCAAAATCAAGGTTTTAACCAAAGAAATTAATCTATTGCGTAAAAAGATTCAAGACCTGTACAACGGTGATTATACGCACACAGATAATATTGTAACAGATAAGGTTATTGGGAGTTCTGCGCATTTCCCATACAGTACAAGATCATTTAAAATCGAAGGGTTTGAACAACTCGACGAAAATTGTTTGAAGAAAAGAAATGATTTGGCGGATCGGCTCAGCAAAAGAATGGGAGACTTAACAGCATATTTAAATAAAGTGTATGGATACATAGAATCAATCCCGGACGGTACCATTAGGCTGATACTGATATACAAATATGTGGATTGTAAGACAGAAGAAGAAATTGCAAAGGAATTGTATATGAGCCGAAGCACAGTGCAAAGAAAGTTTAAAGATTGGGAAGAAAGAAACAAAATAGACTAAAATAAAAAAGCCCTACATTGCGTGGGGCTTTTGGAGTGTTTGAATTTAATTAGAATTTCTTAATTTTTGTAATTTTTCATCCCAGTACATCATGTAACCAAAACCAAATTCATCCGCTAAATCATTGTAGTTCCAATCTTCGCAAGTCTTATAGCCAACAACTTGTGTTACGTAACCTACTAACTTTTGCGGACAGAACTTTTCGTAAGCCTTTACAACCTTTGCTTTTTGAGTTAATTTTTCATTTTTCATCTTATTTTTCCTCCTTCAATTTTTCTGCTGCAATTCCTTTTCTTAACAGCCTTTCAACGATTCTTGATATTGGCATACCTGTTGTTTCAAATTCAGTGCGGATTATGTCGTATAGTTCGTTAGGCAAGTATGGGTTTATCATTGTTTTGTTTGCTGTAGTTTTAGCCATATTAGACCTCTAACCTTCCACTTACAATTGCAGGGATACCTAATCTTTTATCGTTAACTTGATTTTTATATATACTGTAATCTATAAAGCTTTCAGTGTAGGCATCAATGGAAATTTGATTTAAATCGTACTTAGTAGCAGCTTTGACTAGTTTCTTCATCTCTTCAATATTGTTCTTTGGAGTTTGATTAAGACCAACTGTGTAAAATTTATTCATAATAACCTCTATTCTCCACCGTGTAGCCGATATGGGCAGCTAATAATGTTAAACTAATCTTATCTCGTTTATTGCCATTCCGATTTTACGACCGCATACTTTTGCGTTGTTTAAATATGTGAAAAGTGGCTTTAAGTTATCTTCTTTAATTCCTTTGAAGTTTTCAATCCAGTATGATGCTGAATTATTATTCATATCAGCTTTTATAGTTTCTAATGTTATTAAATTACTTTCTGTAAAATTAGGAGTTGCTTTTTCTATTCCTTTATTTATCCAAGCCGTAGTTGTTTCTCTAATTTCAGTAGCCCAAGCTATTTGTTTTTCAGTTCCTAATAAATTCTTCATGTTCGTTGTCCTCCTAATTTTTATTTGTGTTTCGCTGTCTATGTCTATATGTTACAACATGTGTCTACACTTGTCAACACTTATTTTTCATCTTTTAATTTGCTGATAATTTTTGTTGCTGCATCGAGCTTTACTATTAGCTTGATGTACTCACTTACATTTAGCCCTAATTTACTAGCTTGCTTCTGCGCTTGATGCTTTTCTTCTTCCGATAACCTTATATCTATACGAGGCATTTTATGCAACCCTCCTTTTTATATATATCCAGTAACAATTATTGTGATGTTCTTCAACTCTAAAATTATGACTACATAATAGAGATAAAACCAATCTTTCTTTCTTGTCTGGTATTTTGGTGTACAATATGCCTTTCTTATTATTAAAAGTTCCGTTATCATTCGATATTTCTATATTTATTTGCTCTTTAACGTACTGTACCAAGTCTAATTTACTTTTAATCTCATTTACTCTCATTTTAATATCTCCTTTTAACTCGTTATCGTGTGTTCCATAATTCTATTGTACACACATTATCCGTACATGTCAACACTTATTTTAAAATATTTTTATAAAGTTTGAAATAGTTACGGTTGATGCTGAATGAAGCTTGTCAATATGTTATAATAAGGGTAATAAAAGTATATCTAAACGCCAAAGCAGATTATAATTTGCGTTTAAGCCTAGCCGAATCTATAGCAATATCGGTTAGGCTTTTTTATCTGCTTAAATAAAAATAGAGGGTACATTATGGAGCGATTTTGGGAAACAGAAGAATGGTTAAATTATTTATTAAATAGCAAAATTGGAGTGGAAATAATAGACCATTCTTTTTTTATGAGCAATAAATTTATACCATTAGTCCAAGAGGGACAAGAGTTTTACTCACCAGGATTTGATGATGATAAAAAAATATTGCAGCATATCAAGGAACTAGCACAGCAATATAATATCAAGCGTATACAGGTTAATTCACAGATAAAAAGTTATTTAAACATTAGCGGCTATACTTGCATATTAGATTTGGATAATATTAAACCTAGCAAGGGGCACAGAGCAGCTATCAAAATAGGACAAAAATATCTTGATTATGAGATATCTAACGTAAATATGCGTTTTCAAAAAGATTATTTCAAAATAGCTGGAAAGGCAACAAGACCAGATGAAACATTCCGAATATTAAGCAAATGGCAAGAACTAGGATATGGAACATTATTAAAAGCAACATATCAAGGCAATACGGCAGGATATGTTTACTTGCTGCATTATGGCGAATGGGCTTATTATTTTATGGGCGCAACATTTGAAGAATACAAGCAATACAATGTAGCGCATTATCTGCAATCAATAGCATTTGATATATTGCGTCAAAAAGGAATTAAAACCTATGAATTAGGCAGCCAAGATTATAACAGTCTATTTATACAGCCAACAGCAAAGGAACGCAATATAAGCCTTTTTAAACGTGGATTTGGTGGGGATATAGTTATTAATCCTATATCAGAGTATTTTTTTGACAAAGATTATTTTAAGAAGACTATGTTAAACAGAATAAATAATTATATTGGAGCTGAATATGAACAAAACAATACTATTTTACCCGAAACTTGAGCCACATAAAGATTACCATTACATGCCTATATCTCTTTTAGCTGGCGCTACAAACATGGCAGCAAAGAAAGAGAATATAGTCGTAATAGATCAAAGAGTAGATAAAGGGTGCTATATTAGATTAGCCAAAGAATTATACAAGGCTAATTTTTTTATTTGTTCTGTTTACACAGGGTACCAATTAACACAAGCTTATAAAATATCAAAATGGATTAAAAAAAGATTTCCACATGTTCAAGTAGTTTGGGCAGGGCCACATGTAACAATTTTACCAGAACAGACACTGGATTCTGGTGTAGTAGATGCAGTAATACAAGGAGATACAGACACAGGAGAAAATCCCATACCATTTTGGTTAATTGATATAGAAAAGTATATTAATCCAGAGACTAAAAGATTCATATATGTAAGCAGTTATGGGTGTGTAGGCAATTGCACATTTTGTTCGACAGTTCCAAAGCGTAAGATAAAATTTCTACCACTTGAGAGAGTAGAAAAAGATATTGATTATCTTATGTCACAGTATCGATGGAAAGAATGCGTGATGTTTGATGCCACTGTCTTTACAAAACCAGATAGAGCATTGTTTATATCAAAGTTAATGAAAAAGCATAACTTACAATGGATAGCAGACAGCAGGGCAGATGAAATATGTCGAATGCCTAAAGATATGCTTGACGAAATAGTAGATAGCGGACTTAAACAATTGACAATAGGACTTGAAACAGGAAGTCCAGCAGTAGCTGAGCGCATGAAAAAGGGCAAAAACCACCTTGAGAACTATAAAAAGTGTGCTGAGATAATGAACCGATATCCTATAAAAATGTGCTCAGGTGTGATTTTTGGAACTCCTGGAGAAAGTCCAGAGGATATAAAGCAGACGATAGCCTACATAAAAGATATTAAAGCCATTAATCCTAATTTTTATATAAGTACAACATTTTTTATGCCTCTTCCCGGTACTGCAATGTGCGATATTGCAAAGGAATACGGCTACAAAGAGCCTAATTCGCTTTCTGAATGGGCAGAACATGGTGCTGATTCACATTATAAATACAATGAATATCATTCGGCTATGTGGATTAAGGAGCCTGAGGAATACAAACGGATTTATGATAGTTTTATTAATGAAAACAAAGATTTATTTATCTGAATAACTAGGACGTGAAAACGTCCTTTTATTATGCCTAAAAATAATAATACAAGGAGCAAATTAAATTATGAAATTTTGTGATTGTGGGTCATTAGTTATTGATGGAAAATGCACAAATAAAAAATGCTTAAAGGAATTTTATGAACCTTCACAATTTGAAATGCAAACATTTGAGATGTTAGATTATATAAACAATCCACCAAATAATTGTATAAATTTGATAAAAAAATTTGATGGAGCAATTCCATTTTGTAAAGGTAAACAAATAAGTCAAGTAAATGAATCTTTTGAAACAGAAAAAAATTTAGTAGAACTATTTAAAAAACTTGATAGTAATTTTGATTTTAAAGTTATTTCAGATGAAACAATAGGATATTCTCATGTTTCTACTGATAATTATTTATTACAGAGATTAAGATGGGCAAACCCAAAAGAGACAAGAGGAAGAATCAAGAGATTCTCGACTAATATTTTATGTCATGAAATCGTTTTTTTAAATGATAATCCTCAATATGTAAAAGCGTTTTATGTTTTGCATGCTGATTATTTTGAATTATTAAATAATAATTTGAGCCCAAACGCTTGGATGGAAGAAGTTATATGGGCATTAGCAAATATAGCTTTATTTAATAACAAACATTGGAATGTATATTTAAAAGATATAGATGATGTAATTGGAATAAAAATTCAAATTTATCCAACAAGTTTAAAGGAATTATTTAAACTTAGAAATATTCCACAAGGGAAAAATCGAAAATTGGCATTAAAACATTGGGTTAGCGAGCATTCTAAACGAAAACCTAATGCGACTACAAATGAAGATTTAATATTCATCAATAAATATTTGCGAGGTGCAACAGAGTTTAATTGGAATGGACTATATTGTAAAGTTATTCCAAGTATAGATGATTTAAAAACATTGGAATGTCTAAAAATAAGGAGCGAAGGAATATGAAAGTATCAGCGATAATACAAGCCCGACAAACTAGCTCACGACTTCCGGGAAAAGCACTTATTGATATTGCAAACAAGCCAGCGTTACAACGTGTAATAGAACGTGTAAAGGCCGCAAAAACCCTTAATGATGTAATAGTAGCCTGTACAACTAACCCAGCAGACGATGCAATTATAAGCCTGTGTGAAAGTCTAGGTTGTAATTATTTTAGAGGTAGCGAAGAAGATGTATTGGATAGGGTATTAAACGCGGCTAGACAATATAATGTCGATGTTATATGTGAAATAACTGCCGATTGTTCACTAATCGATTATGCCCACATTGACACGCTTGTAAATATGCATTTAAACAGTGATTGCGATATGACAAGCAATATCATATCAAGAACCTTTCCAAGGGGCTTTGATATTAGGGTGTTTAACCGAGAAGCACTTGAGAGAGTAAATAATGAGGTTGACAATAGCATTGATCGCCAACATGTTTCAACTGCAATGTACCTTAACCCAAAATTTAAGCAAAATTACAAAGTACAAAATTGGGACGCACCATGTGAAGAATTTAGACCCGATTTGGACATTACGCTAGACACAATAGAAGATTACGAGCTAATTAAATGGATATATAGCTTTGAATCTCAAGGCTATAACCTAGCATTGACTTGTCAGCAAGTAATAAACCTGATAAATGAATATCCAGTAGAATATGAAAAAGTAAGCAAAATAGTTCGCAAAGATTACTTCAAAGAACTTGAAGACTGGTATTCTACACATAAAAATGAAGGAGCAAAACAAAATGTTCAAAGTGTTGATAATAGGGTTGGGCGGTCAAGGACTAATAGCAGACCTACCAAAAAGCGAAAATGAGAATAAAATAATTTCATATTGCAAAGCATTTTTGATTCACGAAGGATTTGAAATTATTGGAGCATGCGATCCAGACGAAGAAAAGAGAAAGCTTGCAGAAAAGCATTATGGAATTAATACATATAAGACCTTAAAAGAATGTAAGGAATCTTTTGATATTGCAGTTGTAGCAACACCGGACAACCATCATTTTCCAATGCTAAGGCAACTTGCAGAAAAAAATCTAAAATTAGTTATATGTGAAAAACCCATTTGTGAGGATTTAAAACAGGCCAAAGGAATTGTTAAGCTGTATAAGACTAAAAACATACCTCTAATGGTGAATTATACAAGAAGGTTTTTGCCATATTATCAAGAGTTAAAAAAGTTTTATGATATGGGCTTATTTGGAGAGATAAAGCAATGCAAATTATTATTCAATCGTGGTTGGTTGCATACCGCCACACATGGAATTGATTTGTTTAATTGGTTTTGTGGTGATAAAACAATACCAACTAAAATAGAATATTGTGGACATGAGTCAGGCAGAGTTTGGATGGCTTCAATTTTATTTGATAAACATTTTTGGTCTGAAGAAAGACTACATCAACAAAAAGTATGGGATTATTATAATTTTTCACATTGGTATATAGTTGAAAATGCTTATAATTTTCTAGAAGGTAAAGAAGCGTTAAAATGTACAGCAGATGATGCCTTAAAAGCACTTGAAATATGTTATAAATTGATGGAAGGAGCGAAATAAAAATGATAAAAAATTTTGAAATGGCTTTTAAAAGAGGGTTACAGTTTGAAGGGATTAATTTATCCGATAAATGTCCTTGCAAAACGTGTGAACATCTAGAGGAAGTTACTGAAAAAAATCAATATGATAATAAAGATGCAGAACGCAAGAAATATTGTCTTAGTTGTATTGAAATTAACAATTGGTACACAAACTGTGTTGCAAAATTAAGAGAGTACGAAAAAATAGATAATTCAGTAAAAAAACTTAAATTACCGATGGAAGGGGAAAAATAATAATGATTGGGAGCGAAGAAAGAGAAGCAGTATTAAGAGTAATGGACAGGGCAATGGAAAACCCATCGGCACTATCGGGGTATAAGGGTAATTGGAGTGAATCATTTTACGGTGGCGAGGAAGTAAAGGCACTTGAGAAGGAATGGGCAGAATACTTTGGAGTTAAACATGCAATAGCTTGTAATTCGGCTACATCTGGATTATGGCTTGCTTGTGCTACTGTTGGATTGCAACCTAAATACACTCAAGTATATGACGATTATATGCACGAAATTGATGAAGTTATTGTATCCCCATATAGCATGACTTGTAGTGCATCTGTACCACTTCATTTTGGTGCTAAGCCTGTTTTTGCAGATATAGAGGAAGATTACTACTGCTTAGATGTAAAATCCATTGAGGAACGAATTACAAGGCATACAAAGGCTATTATAGTAGTAGATATATTTGGACAGCCATATAATGCTGATGCTATTAATGCACTAGCTGAACGCAAAGGAAAAGAATACGGGCATAAAATATATGTCATAGAGGACGCAGCTCAGGCAGCTGGAGCTAGGCACAAAGGTAAATATGCTGGAACACTAGGAGATATTGGAGTTTACTCCCTAAATGTGCATAAGCCTATTCAGTGCGGTGAGGGCGGAATAGTGGTTACTAATGATGATGAATTGGCCTTTAAGTTAAGACTTGTACTGAATCATTCAGAGGCTGTTGTAAATGATATGGATAGAATAAATATGAATAATATAGGCGAAAATAGTGTGTATGATTTAAATTGGTATGATATAAATAAATTGGTTGGTTTAAATCTTCGCATGACAGAATTATCCGCAGCCATAGCAAGGGAACAATTAAAGAAGCTAGCAGGTATTATAAAGATACAACAGGAATATGCTAAGTATTTTCCGGTAAAGGTTAGAGAAGGTTGCGAACATAGTTATTATAGATACGCATTTAAGGGAAACAAAATAGCGGTTATGTTCATGGATAAAAACTCAAAATTTAATCTAAAGCAACATTACGTTAAACCTATTTATAAAATGTCACTATTCAAACAATTAGGATATGACCAACATTGTTGTCCAGTATGCGAAAAGGTTGAGGAGAATATAGTATTGTCCTGGTTGAAAGATATGCCATGAACCATATAACTAAACACATACATTACCTTAACAATCATCGCAATAATTTAACCAAACAGCAATACGATACTTTAAGAGGTAAGTTGAAACAAGGTGATATATTGGCAGTTAAAAAAGGATTGACAACTATATTGAGTAGACAAGGTGTAAATGTATCTTTAGGTAGATGGTAAAGGAAGTGGTTAATTGAATGATATAAAATTAATGATATAAAATTAATGGTTCCTCCACATCCAATATTAATAGAATGGAGAAATGAAGAACTATTAAAAGGTAATAGAGCAAAGGCAGTAAAGATACAAAGGGTTATTAATAAACGGAAATATCTCAATACAAGAACAAGTGAATATGTTGAAACATAAGGAAGGTAGGTGAAAAGATATGACAGTACCTATAAAGGGTGGTAGACCGTTAAAGTTTAGTTCTGTAGAAGAATTACAACAGAAAATAGATGGTTATTTCAAATCATGTTGGGAAGAAGTTTGGCATCAAGAATCAATAAAAGATGATAAAGGCAAGAATACTGGTGAATATATATGGATACAAGACTTTGATAGAGAAGGTAATCCTTTGATGCGTCAAGTAAAGCCTTATACTGTTACTGGACTTGCTGTTTGTTTAAATACATCAAGAGAAACATTAGATGATTATGCAATAAAACCAGAGTTTTCTGACTGTATAAAAAGAGCTAAAGATATATGCGAAAATTATCTTGATGAAGCTTCATTACAAGGCAAAGTTAATCCAATTCGTGGTATATTTGGGCTTAAACAATTTGGTTGGATAGATAAGATAGAAGTTAATACCACTACATCTAGTGACCAACTAACTAATGACGATATACAAGGTAAGATAAACGAATTAAAGAAGAAACAGAATAAGGCTGAAAGCACTGATACATAAGGGATACAGCCATTGTATGTAACGTATAGTAAACAAAATTATAGTTTCGTGTAATTAAGGAAGTTGGCTTGTATCAAGGGTGGGGAGGTCTAATTACCTAATCGTTTCGAGAAAGCTTGCGATTAAGCGCAAAAATAAATTTTTCAAAACAAAAAGAGGTTAAATTTCATAAGAAAATAGGGTCAGCTGCCCAATAAGAGAGGAACTCCACCTCTCTTTTTCTTATGTTTAAAATGGGAGACTGGTTAAACCCAACTTTAAAAATTTTTTAAAAAATAAAAAGGGCTTAAAAAGAGACTGAATTACCGTAGAAAATAAGATGTAAGATAAAGAGGGATAGAAAACGAAAAAACAGGCTTAAAACATGCTTATATAAAGGGTTATAAGCCAATTGGTCAAGTTCATGTGGTGAACTGTTTAGTTCATGTGGTGAACTGAAATGAGGTAAATTGATGGATGATGATGAGCAAATAGTAGGACTGCTAACAGATTTAAATGGTAATGTCAATAGGAAAATTAAAAAAAGTGATTTAATTATTAGTAGAAATTCTCTAAAGAGTAAAAAGGATAAGGAAATGAGAGAATACGCAGCTATTAAAAGCGGTGATAAACAAGAGTGGAATCTTGAACATTTCTTTAAAGGACATATACCAGAAATAAGAGAGTTAATGAAAAGCCTTTCAGTTTATGATAGGGCTTTTTTATTTTCCATCGCTACTTATGTAGGTTATGAAGATTGCTGCTTAAAATTTGATAATGGAAGAGTTCTTGATTTTGAGGATTTAGTTGATATATCTGGAATGAGTAGAGGAAAATTAAGCCAAGTTTTAAGCGGATTAATTAAAGCGGATATAATTTATAAAGGTAACAACAGTAAAGGTCTACAGTACTTCGTGAATCCTTGGATATACTGCAAAGGCGTAAGAATAAATGCTGTATTAAAAACCATGTTTAAAAATTATCACGTCCGGGTATTAGGCGGTCAGCAATGGGGAACTGTCGGCATATTAATTTTAGAAAAACAGATTAAAGAAAATCAAATAAAGTAAATTTTAGCCAGGGACGGTTATCACCGACAAACCGAATTCGCTCCTCGGTTTCCCTGTGCTATTTAAATATTGGGGCGAAAAAATAATAATATAAAGGAGCGAGTAATATGAAATATATTGAAACAAATAAATTAATACAATTATTAACTCAGACAAAAGATAAAAATTTATCCTTGAAAAACGTAGAAGCATTATTTGAAATATTTGCAGACGATTATTTTGCAGAAGGATGCAACATGGTTTTAACAAAAAAAGGAAAAGAAATTGATCCTAACACTATTTATAAAATGAATTGGATTTAAGGAGCGATAATATGAAACTAAAAGCATTATCCTTATCAGATTGTGAACAAGTCAGGCAATGGCGAAATGAACAACTTCCAATGCTAAGAACATCATTTCCATTAACACAGCAGCAGCAAATGAATTTTTATTCTGATGTAGTTTGCAATAGACAAGCCAATTCGAGATATTGGGGAATAGTCGAAAATGATAACCAAGTATTAAATCGTGACGTTATGGGAAACCTCATACCCGAACAAAATGCTGGATTAATTGGAATGTGTGGCCTTGAAAATATATCTTTAGAAAATCGAAATGCAGAAATAAGCTTAATATTTTATACTAAGTTTCTAATAAACAAGTATGGCGAAATAGCGTTAGATTTATTGCTGCATGAAGGTTTTATGAATATGAATTTGGAGAATATTTATACTGAGGTTTACGAATGTAGCCCATATAACAAATTTTGGATGCAACAAGCCAACAAGTACAATTCAAGGTTGGCTATATTACCTAATCGCAAATATTGGAACGGCCTATATTATGACAGTGAATATATAAATTTTAACAAGGAGCGATACAATGAAATTTGAATTTGATGTAGAAGCTAAAGGTCAAATAAGTGACGGATACCATACATTTGATGAACTTTATTATCATAGAATGTGTTTATTTGCGATTATATGCAATCAAAACAAAACCCATGCTTGGAAATCATGGAAACATTCAGACGGTACAATGTTTGATGATTATTTTATAGTTGGCGTGTTTACTCCTGAAGGAGATTATTCATATCACTATCATAAAGATTATTGGAACATGTTTGAAGTTAAGGAATTTAATACTGCACCTGTATGGGATGGACATATGCCAAGTGATATCGATAGATTATTTAGTTTAAGTTTAATAAAAGACTAGGAGCGATACAATGAAAATACTATTTCTAAGCCCACACATACACTTAATACAATATCTCATGTCGCATGGTGACGAGGTAACACAAACAATAGAGCCATTAACAGATGAAATATTAAAAGATAAAGATTTTATAATCAGTTATGGATATCGGCACATTATAGGAAAGCCCGTTCTTGATAAATTTAAGGATAGGGCTATTAATTTGCACATAAGTTATTTGCCGTGGAACCGTGGAGCCGATCCTAACTTGTGGAGTTTTTTGGATAATACGCCAAAAGGCGTTACTGTTCATTTTATTGACGAGGGGTTGGATACAGGAGATATAATTTGTCAACGGTATATGAAATATGATATTAATGACACATTGCGAACATTTTACGCAAAACTTTCTGGCTGTATAGAAGATTTATTTGAGAAAGCATGGCCGTATATACGGAATGGCAAAGCAAAGCGGTACAAGCAAACTACATATCACAACTTTAGAGATAAAGAAAAATACATACATCTTTTAGAAAAAGGTTGGGATACACCAATAAGAGACGTTATAGGAAAAGGAGCGATAAACAAATGAGTCGAATAATAGAAAGTTTAATTTGTAAACATTGTGATACTATTTATACTGACTTATTTATAAGTTTTGGGCATCTAGAGAAAGATATAAAATATAAATGGGAATGCAAAAAAATGTAAAAAGAACAATATAGAAATAATTGAAGCATTACCAGAATTCAAACTATTTATAAAAGAGGGGCGAATAATATGAGTACAAAAAATAATAGCTCTAGTGGCGGAATTGGTTTTTGCGGTTTGTTAACGATTGTATTTATTGTGCTGAAGCTAACTCATTATATTGATTGGTCATGGATGTGGATATTAAGCCCAATTTGGATTCCATTAGCAATAACATTGCTTATACTTGCGGGCATATTTATTTATGCAATTATTGAAGAATAAACTTTAGGAGTGATAACATGGCTAAAATTATACTGGACTTAGGCAGCGGCAACACAAATAAAAATAATTGGGATTATACAAAAAGAATGTATGACGAACTAAAAGCAGTTGACACAGGCAAGCATGAAATAATCTGCAAATGGCAACTTTTTGAAAAAGCAGGAGATAATATCCCACTAACACATGATTGCTTTAATTATGCATATGAATACGGAACAAGTTTGGGATATAAAGTTACAGCTAGTGTTTTTGATAAAAATTCACTGGATTTTTTATTGGGGTATGATGTGCCCTTTATAAAAATAGCCAATAACCGAAAACTTGATTATTTGATTGGAGAAATACCAAGAAAATATAAAATATGTGTTAGTATCGGAGAATATAATCCGGCAATACCGTATTTCAATGATAGTTGGGCGTTTCCGTTACAGCACGATATATGTTTACGTTGCATTTCAAGCTATCCTGCAAAATATGATGATTACATAACTATTTTTTCACCGAGTCAGCTTCACGGTGGCATAAGCGACCATACAACATGTTTTTCTTTATTTAGGAAATTTGAACCAGCGGTGATTGAATGGCATTACGGTCTTTCAGATTCTACTGGATTAGATGCTGGCCCATTTATGAAAACACCAAAACAATTGTCGGAGGTGCTTTGAAATGACCGAAAAACCATTTGAGTTAAAATTAGATAAGACTCCAATACTTGTTTATATTCAAAAAGAAACTCACGGAATGGGAGAGTTATATCTTAATGGAAAACGTTTAACTGGTTTACAAGAAATTGAAATAAAAGCCGAAACAAAAACGGAAATATGCTTCCCTGAACTAAAGTTAAAAATAATTCCTAAAAAATTAGCCGAATTCGGAACACAGGAGGAATAATATGGATTGGAGCGATAAAACAATACTTATAACAGGAATTAAAACACTATAGCAAAATAGAGTTCGCGACTCGACAAGAGAGGTTTCCTAGCCTCTCTTTTTGCTTGCATAAATAGGGCGCTTTAGGAGGTGCGGAAAATGGAAAATAATATAATCATTAATGGAAATTATGTTTATATTTTATTGCAAAATAATATTAAAACAAAAATATCTTTATGCAATTTAAACATGGCAAATGATTTCAAGGGCAGATGGTATGCTGTTTATGATAAAAGAGTTAAAAATTATTATGTTTATGGACATATAAGAATAAATGATAAAAAGACTACCATAAAACTGCATAGATATTTAAAAAGTGTAATTGATCCAAAAATAAAAATAGATCATATTAACATGGATACGCTTGATAATAGTGATGAAAATCTAAATATTGTAACTGATAGCGAAAATAAACAAAATTCAAAAGCAAAGGGATATTATTTTCATAAAAAATCAGGGAAATATGTTGCTCAAATTGTAATTAACAAAATACCTAAATATTTAGGTGTATATCCGAATAAAGCAGAAGCTAGAGAAGTATATATCTTAGAAAAATTAAAACACCATCCATATTGGGCAAGTATTAACAAAGGAGCGACAATAAATGTTTAAAAATAAAACAATTTTGATAACTGGGATGACAGGATCATTCGGAACGGCTTATTCTAAATTTTTATTAGATCAACATCCTCAAAAAGTAATATGTTTTTCAAGATGTTGGCAAAAACAAATGAATCTAAGAAATGAGTTAGGAAATCCGTCAAATTACCGTTGGTTTATCGGTGATATAAGAGACAAAGACAGGCTTTTGAGAGCACTTAATGGAGTAGATATAGTATTGCATTGTGCGGCTATAAAAGACCTTGAATCATGCGAGTATAACGCAAGCGAAGCAATGCTAACTAATGTACAAGGAACTCAAAATGTAATTGATGCTTGCATAGAGAGAAAAGTAAATAAATGCCTGTTTATATCAACTGACAAAGCAGTTAATCCGGTAAATACATATGGTACAAGCAAAGCTTTAGCTGAAAAACTCTGGCTTGGCGCAAACAAATATGCGGCGAATGATGATATTAGGTTTTCAATATGCCGATATGGTAATGTTGTGGGTTCGAATGGTTCGATCGTACCAGTTTGGAAAAAATTAATTGAGCAAGGCGTTGACGAATTGCCAGTTACCCACGAAGAAATGACAAGATTTTGGTTTTTAATGTCAGATACGGTGAGATTTGTTACTGATAGCCTTGAAAAAATGCAAGGCGGAGAACTGTTTATACCAAAGCTACCAAGCATTCGTATTGTCGACCTTGCAGCATCTTTTGGAATGCCTTATAAAGTGATTGGCATACGTCAAGGCGAGAAAATTCACGAAGAGATGGAACCAGGATATAGCAGCGGTACAAATAAATGGTTTCTTACTGTAAATGAGATTAAACAGACGATTGGAGCGATATAATGAATATTAATCCAGAGATATTTAAAAATAACTGGAACGCATTACAACAAAGATACCCAGACTTATCATTAATATTAACTATGGTTGAAGTTGGACAAAAATATCAACTTGTACAGCATGAAAATTGCATTCCTAATGTTTTGGTTGGAGGGCAAACATACTATATTGGAAATATTCAACAATATTGCGAAGAGCAATTCAAAGGCTTGGAATTAGATAATGTAAAAGTTCCGGTATTTTGCGGTATTGGTTTAGGATATGAAGTAATGTATTTTATGTCTGTTAAATCAAAAGAATTTCAATCGCAAGCATTGATAATATTTGAAAAAGATCCAGAAATGTTTATGGCAGCAATGAATGTTACTGATTTAACTCAAATAATCAGCAATCCACGAGTACATTTATTTGTCGGAATTCCAATAGATCAATTATATACAGTATTACGAACACATTTTCAGATTAACATTCAAGAGACGTTAATGTGTGGAGCTACACAACCAGTATTTTTATATCCGCCCATGAAAATAGGTAAAGATTATTATATAAGAGCAATGCAAATATTGTTTGAAGCCCTTTATCACACTATACAGAATTATGGCAATTGTCCAGAAGATTCGCTGATAGGTTTGGAAAATATGCTTGATAATGTAAGTGAGATTGTTAATAATCCAGGAATTAACTTGCTATATGATAAGTTTAAAGGCAAACCAGCGGTAATTGTTGCAACGGGTCCGAGTTTAAAAAAAAATATGCACTTACTTAAAGGTCTTGAAGATAAAGCGTTGATAATAAGCGTTGATGCAAGCTTTAAATTTTTAATGAATAACGGTATTAAGCCGCATATAGTTACAAGCCTCGAAAGGGAACACGAAGTGCAACAATTCTTTGATGGTTTTGAACCCGATGCCGTAAAAGACGTTTATATGACCGCCTGTCCTGTTTTATTTAACCATGTATATAAATCATACAATGGGCCACAAATCATTGCATACCGTAATTTTGACCATTTTAAATGGTTAGAAATTGATAGGGGAATACTTGATATAAAACTAAGTAGCTCTAATATGGCTTTTAAAATTGCAGAGGCTTTAGGTTGCGACCCGATCGTCTTAGTTGGGCAAGACTTAGCATACGGGCCAAATGATGAAACTCATGCAACTCCAGTTCCTTTTACCTCAGAAGGTGAAGGAATTTTTAATGTAAGAGGTAATTATGCCGATGAAATAAAGACTAATTCTGGTTGGTATAATTTCTTGAAAGCTTATGAAATGGATATTGCTCAACACAAGGGGCATGTAATTAATTGCACTGAGGGTGGAGCATATATACAAGGTACACAAATTGCCAAATTTGACGAAACTATTGAAAGATATATAGCCGAAACATTCAATCCAGTTGAAATAATTAAGGAAAATCTTAAACATTTTACAACGGCTAAAAGTGATACAGAAAGATTAAGAGAAATAATTGAACATACAGAAGTTGAAGTCAGAGAAATTATAAACAACTGTATTAAAGGTGCTGATTTATGCAAAAAGTATAAAGAAGAACTTGAAAACAAGCCAAATACTGAAAGATATACTGAAATACGCAAAGAAGTGATAGCACCAAGAATGGAAATACAGACTAAATACAGTGATACCTTTCAAAAGTTTCTTATGCACGTGGTTCAAAGTGTACATTTGAAATTTGAAATGGAAACAACCATGTTTTGTACTGATTACATGCAAGTATTAGTGAAATTTATAGAATGGTATTCGTACATTGGTGACATATCAGAACTTTGTTTACAAAGTCTTATTAAGGCGAAAGGAAAGCTTTATGCAGACATTTAAAAAAGTTATTTGCCCTGATTGTGGAAGAGTACTTGCTCATTACATAGAGGGTAGTGGAACAGATTCTGTGTATCGTGTTATATGCCCTAGATGTGGCAATAGCTCCAAGCCAGTAATAATATATTCTGCTGGTAAAACTGCTATAGCAAAATCGGGAATATCAATAGAAATTAAAATAAACTTTTAGTGCCCCCTTAGTGAGCCGTTTATCCTTAATTGGGTAGGCGGCTTTTTTTATTGCCTTGAAAGGCTGTGATTTAATGGATAGTTATCAAAAAGATTTATTAATTGAATATGCATTTAAACATTTCGGAGATGATGCGGAATTGGTTTTAACTAGCTTTCCGTTAACGGGGTCTGGTGGATTAAGACGAATGCTGGGCGAAATTTATCCGGAGTATTTTTGCAGAACATATCTTGCAGAACTTTTTGATAAGGAATTTGGAGACTATGCAAAAGAAATACTTAATGTATTAACCAAATCCATTCAATCTGAATCGGCTGAGAAAATGGCAGTAATAGCACCAAGGGGACATGGGAAAAGTACATTATCTTCTGTAGCAATACCTACTTGGGCTGCATTATATGGAAAGAAAAAATTTACTTTTTTCATAAGTGCAAATGGTGACACTGCCGCTAATTTTTTAGACAAAGTTAAAAAAGCTTTAGAAAGCGTAGAAGTAATACAAGATTTTGGCCCGCAAAAAGGGCGTGTATGGAATGCTGATAATATTTGTTTAAAAAATGATTGTTGGGTAGGTTGTACTGGGTGGAAATCAGGTATAAGAGGTATAAATAAAGATCGTAGACCAGATTTGGTGATTCTTGATGATTTGGAGGATAAAAGCACCTTAGATTCAGATTCACTCAGAATAAAATTAGAAACTTGTTTTAATGAAGAAATAGGACGTTTAGGTGATTATGACACTGACATGTTTTATATAGGGACATTACTTTCTACTGATGCACTTTTGGCACGAGTGATTCAAATGCCTTCTTGGAAAACATTGTTTTATAAAAGAGTTATTTCATTTCCTGATGATAAAGGCGAAAAGTTGTGGGAAGAATGGCGCAAAATATTTCAAAACTTAAATAATGAAAACCGTATGGATGATGCATATGCTTTTTATTTAAATAATAAAGTTGATATGATTAAAGGAACAAAGGTTTTATGGGAAGGTAAAACACCAGAAAACAAAATGAAATATGCTGGAGCATATTATGGTGTTATGTTAGATAGAGAGGCATTTGGAGAAGATGCATTTCAAAAGGAAGACCAAAACAATCCGCAAAGTGCAAGAGATAAACCATTTAAAAAATTAACATATTGGGATGAATGGCCTGAGGTAATTAAAAAATTAAAACTTGCTGTTGATCCGTCAGAAGGAAAAGGAGATTCAAGTGCTTATGTAATTGGTGGAGAATTAAATGGTGGTTATTTTATAAGAGATGGGAAACTAGCTTTGCATAATCCGTATCAGATTATGGACGAAATCATTAAATTTGTAAAAGAATATCCAGAAATAGAAGAAATCATTCTTGAAAGTAATTTATTTAAAGACCTATTAAAAGATGAATTGATTAAAAAACTATGCGAATCGGACTGTTATAGAATGGTTACGCATGTTAAAGCCACTGATAATAAAGAGATACGAATTATGAAACTTGAACCTGACATTACAGGAGGCAAGATTTTGTTTAATAAACTCAATGTTTCGTTTAATCAGCAAATCAAAGATTTTTCGATACGCCCTAAATGCAAGCACGATGATGCTCCGGATTCATTGCAATTGCTACATAAAACACTTAAAAAACCTTCGTATTATATCAAATAATATGATATAATATAATATATATGGGGCACTGGGAGTAGCTACCTAGTTAAAACGGTTTTCCTGAACCGGCCTCATTTTATAAAATCAGGACACACTACAGGAGGTGTTTTTATTATGTTGAAAAAATGCAAGAAATGTGGGAACGAATTTCCAGCAACAGAAGAATTTTTTTATGTTCACAAAGAATGCAAAGATGGTTTTAGACCAGAATGTAAAGCATGTAGAATAAAAATAGTAAAAAATTTTTACAAAGAAAATAATAATAAGATACTCGAACAAAAGAAAGAATACCATATAAAAAATAGGGATAAAATCTGTGCCATAAAAAAAGAATATAATAAAATTAATTCTAGTAAGAGATCTAAGTGGGGCAAAAAATATTATATTGAAAATAAGGATTTATTAAATAAGAAATCTAAAGATTATTATTATAGTAATCCAGAAAGATCAAGATATTATGCAAAAAAGAGTAAACATAAAAGAAGAACTTTAGAAAAACAAATTGAAACTAATTTTTCTTTTAATGAATGGAGATTTTGTAAAGAACATTTTGATTATAAATGCGCTTATTGTGGAAAAGAGCAACCTCTTACGCAAGATCATTTTATTCCATTATCAAAAGGCGGAGAATATACAAAAAATAATATAATACCTTGTTGTTCAATTTGTAATTCAAGCAAATGTAATAGTGATTTTTTTGAATGGTATCCAATGAAAAGTTTTTATGATAAGAAAAAAGAAAGAAAAATACTCAAATATTTAAATTACGATACAAAAACTAAAATTCAACAATTAGCACTCAGCATATGAGTGCTTTTTCTTATACAAATACATCAAGTAAAGGCAGGTGAATAAATGTAATGAATCGTAAAATGACATTATCGGATAGAATAAGTTCAATTAAGGCTGCATTTACAGGCCTGCCAAATCAATCATTTATAAATATGGCACAAAGATTTATGCCTGTTTATGGCGAACCTCCTAAGAGAAGCACAGAAGATTGGATTGAGTTATACAATAAAAGTCCTCGCATGAATCCTATACATCAAATAGCCAGTGATGTAGCGACGTCCTGTTATGGTATATACAATGAAAACGATACTAAAAAAATAAAGATAAAAGGATCAAACTCCGAAAAAATACTAAAACACCCTAATTCAAATAAAACAATAACGGAATACGCATTGTTTTATATTACTCAAGTTTATCTTATGCTTCCAAGTGGCGAGGCTTTTTGGATTAAAGAGAGGAATGGACTTGGGAAAGTAACTGAAATATGGCCTATACCTCCGAGTTGGGTGAATGAAATACCGAGTACGTCAAAGGATTATTTTACCATATATCCATTGGGGAATATGCAAGCGCAACCTATATATGTGCCACCATATGATATGGTTTATTTCAAAAAGCCAGATGTAAATAATCCATATCTAAGAGGGATAGGAAGGGCAGAGGGTATCGGAGATGAAATTGAGACTGATGAATATATGGCGAAGTATCAAAAAAGATATTTCTTCAACGATGCCATACCTCCGATGGTCGGAATGATGCCAGGCGCCGATGAACCTACAATAAGTAGAACTGAGGAATCATGGCAACAAAAATATGGGGGATTCAATAATAAACATAAAATGGCATGGCTAAATTGGGATGCTAAATTTCAACTTCTTAAGGAAACTAACAAGGATATGGATTTTATTGAAAGTCGTAAATATTTGCGTGATGTTTCTAACCAGCATTTTAGCATTCCACCTGAGTTGTTTGGTATTCTTGAAAACAGCAACCGTTCAACTATTGATGCTGCATATTATTTGTATACTAAAAACGTACTTAGGAAAGAATTAAAATTCATTGACGATACTTTAAACATTCAGCTAGTACCAGAACTAGACAAGAGCGTTTATCTTGAACATGATAATGTTGTACCAGAGGATGATGAATTTAAGCTTAAAAAGGCATCTGAGGGGCTTAAAAATGGAGGTATATTAGTTGATGAGTGGAGGTTATCCAATGGATGGGAGGCACTACCAAATGGCAAAGGACAAATACTGTACACTCCGCTCAATATGATACCGACTACATTAAACGGTGAGACATTACAAACAAATTTACCACCTAGAGAAATACCACCAATTGTAGCAACAATAAATCTTGATAACAAACCGGAATTTAATACTGAAGTAACAGAATATAACATAAAAAAAAAGATGCTAACGCTTGAACACAAGAATCAATTATGGTACATACTCGATAAGGCTGCTACAAAAAATGAGCGGTCTTTTGTATCTGCTTCAAAGAAGTTTTTCCAAGGTCAGCAGGATAGGATGAACAACAAACTTTTGAAATCTATAAAATCGGTTGATGATGTTGATTGGGATAATGAAGACGATTTGTTTTATGCAACCTTAACGCCTTTGTGGATGGCATCATTAGTTGAAGGATTTGAAACTGTTAACGTAACTTTTTCATTTGGGTTGACACAAGATTTTATGCAACCTAAGTTTACGGAATGGATTAAAGAACATGGATTAGACCAAGTAAAAGACATAAATACAACAACAAAAGAAAAATTGCAAAAAACATTGTCAGAAGGTATCGACCAAGGGGAATCAATAGTAAAACTTAGGGATCGAATCTCAGTTATATTTACAGAAGCCAAGACAAGCAGAACGGAAAAAATTGCCAAAACTGAAACGCATAACACGGTTGGTGCAGGAACGCACGAAACATATAAAGCAGCTAATGTACAAAGACGTTCTTGGTTAACAACAATTGACGGACGTGAACGCGAAAGTCATGCCGCTATTAATGGAGAGATACGAGAGATAGATAAACCGTTTAGCAATGGTTTGATGTATCCTGGTGATCCAAGCGGATCAGCAAAAGAATTGGTCAACTGTAGATGCGTTGAACTTCCCGAACTTGATTAAATATATAAAAAGGAGGATTAATATGTTAACAGATAAAATAGATATGCTCAAACATGAATCATGTCAAAAAGAAATGAATGCCATAATGTTTGAATTTAGAAGGGCGTTATTAAAACATTTTGAAGTAGTAAATGCCAACGCTACAAGGTTAATAAATACAAGATGGGGTGATAACAATGTCTAATTTTTTTCAGTGGAATGGGTCAATTACCAACGGAGCAGCATATACAACTAGCATTAGAGGAACTCCATTAGGTGTAATTTCCGTGACAGTAACGGCAACATTAACAACTGATACTACATACACATCAAGCGAAACGTCTTTGCTTGAATTTAACTCTATTATGCTTCAATCAACTTTAGGGACTGGAGGCGGAACTGCTACAGTTATTTCGGGTGCATTGTCAAGCAACGGAACTATGACATCTATAATAGATAAAGATACTTCCGCACAAATGACAACCGGGCTTTTAACATCAAGCAGAATTCAAAGATTTACTGGATTTCCTGATTATATCGGATTTACAACAACATTAAGCGCGGGAATTACAGCTGGAAGCTCAGTTACGATAAAAATTCAACCGCTTAATTTATAGGGAGTGATATGAATGGCTGAATTTTGGCAATGGAGAGGTGAAAAGATAACAGGTACAGGATATGTACAGCTTACCGATGGAGCAGGAAGACAAGGATTAAACACACTATTTGGTGACAATGTTACCGGAAGTAGGATAAACAGTTTAGCAGTACAATTTCAATACAATTTATCTACTGACGATGTATTTGCAACAACATTCGACACAGGAACAGCTATGCAAGATGATCATATGGCAGTTGTGTCTACTGGGTCAGGAGCTACTGCAAGCGCAACAATACAGACTAATAAACACGTAAGATATATACCTGGACATGATGGATATGCAAATTTCACTAGTATATTTTCTGAACCCGTTGCAGGTAGCAATCAATTAATAGGCCCGTTTGATGATGATGATGGATTTTTTGTTGGATTTATTGGGACTGATTTTGTAGTCGGTAAAAGAAGGAATAGTATTGATTTTACTGTTACACAAAATAATTTTAACAGAAATAAATTAAATGGTGAAGGTGAAGAAGGTTTTATCACTGATTTTACAAAAGGTAATCTATGGCGCATAAATTATGGATGGCTTGGGTTTAGTTCGATAAGCTTTGAAACAATGAATCCAAATGGCTATTGGGTTACGTTTCATGTTATGGAGTTTCCTAATTCGCTAGAAGAAACAACAATAGGAAATCCCGTTCTCCCCATGCGTGTACAAGTGTTTAAAACGAGTGGTACAGCCGATGTAACATTAAAGACGGGTTCTTGGGACGCTGGAATAATTGGTAATGAAAATGTTGGAGCTTGCTGTTTGAGGTTTAAGTCTTTTAATTCAAGCATTTCGATTACAGCCACAAACACATTGACAAATTTGTTCACACTTAGAAGCGTGTCGGCATTTCAGACATTAAGAAATAAAGTAATAACTAAATTGCATTTTCTTAGTGCGGCAACCGAAGGAACTAAAATAGTAAGTTTAAAATTAATAAAAAATGCTAGTTCAATTGCTACAACTGCTACATACACTGCAATTGATGCAGTTAACTCAGTAATAGAATATTATACTGCTAACGACACTATTTCAGGTGGTAACACACTATTAACTTTGCAGTTAGGCAAAACAGATTCAACAACGCTTGAAAATATAGAGCATTTATCTTTATCAATTATGCCTACAGAAACATTAACTTTTGCGGCGATATCGTCAAACGCAACAGAAATTTCAGTCTCTACTAGATGGGCAGAAGAATTTTAAAAGGAGGTTGAGAAAGTGGATAAAATATGCAAAGTTTTTAACTTTGATGTAAAACAAATAGGATTAGAAGAAGAAAGAATGCTTGCATTTACAGGCTCTACAGAAAACGTGGATAGAGACGGTGACATAATTGAGGCAATGGGCTGGGATTTAACTGACTATAACAATAATCCAGTAATAATGGGATTCCACGAATACCAAAAATTTCCATATGCTAAGTCAACTAAAACATATATTGACTATCAAAGCAAGGAATTAAAATTTGAAGTTAAATTTCCAACTATTTCAGAATTGACTTCATTTCCAGGCAATGCAGATATGATAGCTGAACATGCCAAAAATGTAGACATGGCTTACAATATGTATAAAAATGGATATATGTCAGCGGTATCGGTGGGTTTTATTGGAAAAGAAGCAGAACCAATGCAGGATGAACAGGGCAATTATAAAGGTAGGAGATACAAGAAACAAAGTCTCTTGGAATTGAGCCTTGTTCCGGTGCCGAGCAATCCAACAGCATTAATGGAGGCTAGAAGTAAGGGATTAATTTCAGACAAGGAGTTGAAAACATTGAATCTAGAAACTGAAAAAGAAATTGATATTTCAAAAGAAACCAATATCCCCAAAGAAGAAGACATAGAAAAATCAATTGACCCCATCGAAGAAAAAGCTGGCGCATCAATATCAGCTAAAAACCGCGAAATGTTGACACAAGCAATGGGGCATATGCAAATGGCTATGGATATGATGGGTCAAATGATGGCAGAAAAACCACCTGGTGAACTTATGGAAGAAGGCTGCAAACCCAAGTCAAATGAAATAGAAGAAATAAAAACGGCACTTGAGGAGATAAAATTTCAAGTGCTTTTATTATCCCAAAAATCAATTCCTGACGATGCAAACGAGGACATAAACCTCGATGCTATAGAGTTCCAAAAGACTGAAAATGATGCTGACAACAACGAACTAAATATCAAACCAGAGGAACTCAAACAACTTATAACAGAAATTTTAAACACCCAAATTAAAGGAGGTAACTAATCATGGATTTAAACGAATTGAAAACCGTAATAGGCGAATCTGTCAAAGAACAGTTAGCGCCAATCCAAGAAAAACAAACACAGTACGAGGAAACCCAGCGTAAATATTCTAACATATTTGAACAAAAGGGAAATGAAACAGAAGAAAAGAAAGAGCCAGGTATGACTTTTACTAGAGCAATAAAGTGCCTTACTCTTGCAAAAAATGATGCTGACAAAGCTTTGTTTTATGCTGCTGGTGGGCAGAATTCCAGTAAAGGTATGTACCCCGAGGATAAGCAAGTACAGGCACTGTTGAAACAGCTTTCCGCAACTACTCCTAGTGAAGGTGGTTTCCTTATCAACGAACAATACGCAAGGGATATAATCCCACTGCTATTGTCAAAAACAGCCGTAATGGAACTAGGAACTAGAAGAATACCAATGCCTGGTGGAAACTTAAACATGCCAAAATTGACAGGTGGAGCAACATCGTACTATGTTGGCGAAAATTCCAATGCGACCAAATCACAACAGACTTTTGGAAATGTAAAATTAAATAGTAAGAAACTTGTAACTCTTGTACCTGTTTCTAATGATTTAATTCGCAATGCTAGTCCTGAAGCTGATGCAATTGTTCGTGATGACATGGTACAGCAAATGAGATTAAAGCTTGATTATACCGCCATGTATGGCACTGGAACAGCTTTTACTCCTATGGGTATTAAGCCAAGCATAACGGCTGTAAGCTCAGCCATTTCAATTGCAACTGGCACTGGCACACTTAATGCCGATATTCCAGGAACAATGATAGGCCAGCTAATGAATAATAATGTTCCTATGTTGTCTACCGGTTGGATTTTTAATTCTAAGATTTGGAGTACATTCTATAACCTAAAAACTACTACTAACCAGTATATTTATAGGGATGAAATGAATCGTGGCACATTAAATGGGTTCCCATTCCGTGTGAGTAACCAGATTACTACAGCTAACAGCACAGCCGGAACAACTTATTTTGATATCTTCTTAGGAGATTTCAGCGAATTGCTGTTTGGAGATGAAATGGCATTTGAATTTATGGCATCAAATGAAGCATCTTGGTACGATGGATCTACTTTACAGAGTGCATTTAGCCTTGACCAAACTGTATTAAAAATCACAGCAAAACATGACTTTGCACTTAGACACCCAGAATCGTTCCTTGTATGGAATTATCCTACTAATTAGAGGGGTGAAAATATGTTAATTCACATTGTCGCAGAAGCAGCTTCAATAACAACTGCTAACGCAACAGCAATACTGACAGCTATTGAAACAGCAGGATTGTCAGGAACTGTTATGGAACTCCATAATGCAGGACGTTTAATTTTAAAAGTAGTTTAAATATTTTATATAAGGAGGAATTACAATGCCTAGCAGAAGAAAATTAATAGAACAAGTTATTGGTAAACCTGTTTTTAATGGGGAAGCTCTTTCAGCTGGTTCAACAAGCGCTCACGTTAGCGCAGTTATTGATCGACAGGGGTATATGTCAATGTATCTATACCTACAACATTTTGGAGCAACTGGACAGTTGACTTCTCAAACTACCACCATAACTATTTATGACGACACCGCAAGCGCTGGAACATCGGTATCAGCGTTTAATACTGCAAGCTTTTCAATTACTTTATCTACTCTTAGTGGGAATCAAACAGCTGGGGAATTTGTAGATTTAGCTGGAGCTGAAAGATATCTAAAAATATATTCTACACCAAGTGGAGCGCTTAGTAACACTGTAACAGTATCTCTTGCTGCAATTTTAGGCGATGGAATAAATGAGCCATCAGTATAAGGAGCTGATTAAATGAAAAAGGATGATAAAATGATCAATCCTAATAAAAAAATCAGGCAAAGAAGTAATAACCAAGGGGTGAGCAATCACCCCTTTATCTTTTAAATTTGAAGGGGTGAGAACATGCCCTTAATTTTGCAAGCATTGACCACTATGGCCAATGCTAGAAGTTTTTTGAATCTTTATACTCTGACATCGGTAACGAGTTCAGAAACGCTTACAGCGAGTTCTACGGCATATACAACGTTTAACTTTGCACATAGTGATTTAGCACCGAACTATTTTGAAACATTTTATCAGGGAACAACGGCTGATAGTACTATAACAACATCAAATTGGACAATTGATTATTCCGTTGGAAATGTGACAGTTTCCGCAGCCATTACCGCTGGATTAACAATATCAAGTTACAAGTATTTTGCATGGGATTACAGCAAGGACAAACTGCTAGAACGCAATATAAACAGTGTATCAAGCATGGTAGCCAAATATTGTAATCGTAAATTTATTGCAGATACTTACAGCGAATTTTACAAAGGTTCTGGTAGGCAACGGCTTGTTTTAAATCAATATCCTATAAACATGATAACATCAGTAAAAGTTGATAGTGCAGCATTAACCGCTGGAACAGACTATGTTACAAGTGATCAAACATATCTTGACCAAGGTATGGTATTTAAAAATGACGGTTGGACATGGTATGGGTATCTGACTGGATTAGTTGGAGAACTTACGGCACCAGTTGATAACATTGAGGTAGTTTATAGTGCTGGATTTACTTTACAACCAGAATCATCAAGAAATTTCCCTTGGGATTTAGAAAATGCTGTTGTGTCAATGGTAGCTGATTTATATGGAGAACAGCAAGACGGTACAGTCGGTTTAAAACATCTTACACAGGGCAAATTGACATATATTTGGGACGATAACCAATTAATACAACAGTATTCTAGTGTTTTAAACTCCTATAGAAAGGCGGTGTTTTAATGCGACTTGATATTACCGTGACAGTTCAAAACAAGACTACAACATATGATAGCGAAGGAATGTCAGTGGAAACATGGACAGCTTCACAAACAACAGAATTAAGTAATAAGCAACCATTGTCTGGAGAAATAGCATTTGCTGAATATGGAATAACAGATGCTGAAATAAGAAATTTGTTTTTTTTTAAGACGTCAACAGCAGCACAAGAAAATGGTCGTGTTGTATATGGCTCTGAAATCTATGATATTTACAGGATTGATAAATACCCAAATCATTATGAAGTCATAGTTAGACCGGTGGTGAGCTGATATGGCAAGAAAACAAACAGCTGGATATACAAAAAAAATGCGAGAAGGCACAAAACTAGCCAAAAAGTTTAGTGAAATAAGTAAAAACGTAGAAACCGAGATTGAACAAGCATTAGTTAATAGTGCCTTAATTGTGGAACGTGATGCTAAATTAAATTGTCCAGTAGATTCAGGAAGATTACGGCAAAGTATAACACATAGGCTTATTGATGAAGGTAGTAATTCAGTTGCAGAAGTTGGAACTAATGTGAAATATGGCAAAATGGTTGAGTTCGGAACTTCAAAACAATCAGCACAACCATTTCTTTTTCCTGCTTACAACAATAACAAACAAAAAATATTAAAAGAGCTTGCAAAAGCATTTAAAAAGGGGGCTGATTTGTAATGTTTAGCATAAAATCAGCTGTTTTAACAGCACTACAAACAGCAACAGCCTTGTCAACTTTGCAAGGACAAAAGATATATTTTTTCCATCCTACAGATTTTACCAATCTACCAGTGGCAAGTTATTTTGAACTTGATAACACTGGCAGCTTATATGCAGATGATCAAGAGATAGGAAGCGAATTTATTTATCAAATTGATTTATGGGGTAAGTCAAGTCTTACGGCATTAGCACAGGCAGTTGACACTATTATGATTGGATTAAACTTTAATCGAATAGCATCACGCGATTTGTATGAATCTGATACTAAGATACTTCATAAATTGATGCAATTTCGACTTGATTATTCTGACCCTAATTTTTAAAAGGAGGTATTAACATGTCCAAAAAAGTTCTTATAGGCTTAGACCGATTTTTTTATTCAGTTCTTAATTCAGACACTACAGCAAGTGTAAGCTATCAAACACCTGTAGCGTTAAAAGGTGCATTAACTGTATCATATAACCCAAACTCAGAGGTTTCTACATTATTTGCTGATGATGGGCCTTATGACACAGCCGAAACTATTGGAGAAATTGAGCTAGAAGTTGGTATCGCCGACATATCGCAAGAAGATTATGCCGTATTAATGGGACATACAATAACAGGCGGTGTAATGAGCGAACTTGCTACAGATCAGCCTATTGATGTTGCATTTGGATTTAGAGCAAAGCGCAGCAATAACGGATATTCTTATTTCTGGTTTCTTAAAGGTAAATTTAGCAAGCCTAGTATGGATCACGAGACAAAAGGTGATTCTATCGCATGGCAGACACCTACAATGATGGGTAAATTTGTACAAAGAATATATGACGGTCGTTATAAATCATCTACAAGAGATGATGCAACAGATTACACAGCATCAATTGGTACAAATTGGTTTACGTCTGTGTATGGAACAACAGCGGATAGTACAGCACCTACATTCAGTAGTAGTATACCGTCAGCTAATAGCACAAGCGCAACACAAACAACTAATATTACTATTACATTTAGTGAAGCAATACTTTCGAGCACGGTTACTGCTTCAAACTTTACATTAATACAAGCAACATCAGCAACTACTTATACTGCTGCATTGTCATTATCAACTGGTGGAGAAACTGTTACATTAACACCTCCATCAAGTCTAACTGCAGCAGCAACATACAATGTAATACTTGGCACGGGCATAAAAGATGCATCGGGTAATAGTTTGTCAAGTTCAGTTACATTCTGGTTTCAAACAACATAATTTATGGGAGGGTAAATCCCTCCCTATATTTTTATATGCTTTGAAAGGAGCGATACTATGACAAATATTGAAGATATAACTTATGAGGGTGAAGAAATAGTTTTTAATGGTAAAAAACATAAACTACTTTTTACAAATAAAGGAATGAAAATTTTAGCAAAAGAATTTGGAACAGTTTACAAGGCTTTAGGATGCATGAGAGAGTTAAACTATGAATTCGACGAAAGTTCTCTTGATAAAATATGTATTTTGCTTTATGCAGGTCTAATACATGAAGATAATAGTATAACTATAGATTCTGTTGGTAATATGATGCGTTTTGATTTAATGCCTTATTTTATCGAAAAACTTTCAAAGGCAATTACTGGTAGTTTACCACAAGTGACTGAGGGAAACGCACAATCCCAGAAGGAGAAATAGAAGAAGAATCTGACTGGGATTGGGTTTACATGTTAACTATTGCTACATCATTTATGATGTGGACTGAAAAAATGTTCTGGGATTCTATTCCAAGAAAATTTATTTCAATGCGAAATGAGTTTTATAAAATTGATAATCAAAAAACAAAACTTATTTTAACAGCTATTAATCCGTCAATAGAATTTAATGACGACAAAAGCGAAATGCAAGGAGTTTATATAGATCAAATAGGATTTTAAGGGGTGATAAAATGGCAACTGAGGATATTGGTTCATTGCTTGTCAGAATTGAAGCTGACATGAAAAACTTTAAAACTAGCATGGACAAAGCCGCAAGCGTAATGGAAGATACTCAAAAGCGTGCTAATTCTCTTTCCCAAGGAATAAAAAACGCTTTTTCATTTGCGGGCGGTTTTGCCATTTTTGACCTTATAAAAAAAGGATTCGAAGGAAGTGTAAAAGCTGGGTTTGAATTTGACAAAGTAATGGAACAAAACAAAATTGCTTTTGAGTCGATGTTAGGTAGTGCGGATAAAGCCAATGACATACTTGGTAAATTATCTAAAATGGCGGCTGAAACACCTTTTGAATTCCCTGAACTGGCAACTGCAGCTAAAAAAATGTTGGCGTTTGGATTTGAAGCTAATAAAATACCCTCGATGCTTAAAAATATTGGAGATGCAGCCGCTGGATTGGGGTTAGGTGCCGATGGAGTAAACAGAATAACTACAGCTCTTGGACAAATGCAAGCAAAAGGTAAAATATCAGCACAGGAAATGATGCAATTAACCGAAGCTGGAATTCCTGCTTGGGATATATTGGCTAAAGCAATGGGCAAATCTACAGCAGAAGTTATGAAACTATCGGAAAAAGGATTGTTACCAGCTAGAAAATCAATTGACATGTTGGTTGCAGGCATGGAAGAAAAATTCCCAAATATGATGGAAAAACAAAGTAAATCATTTGCGGGTTTAATGTCAACAGTAAAGGACAATGTTCAGATAACTTTTGGTAAAATTCTTGAGCCTGCATTTAATAATATGACGTCTACAGTATTACCAGCAATGGTAAAGTCACTAGATGATTTTACAAAAAGAATTGGTAACGAAGGTGTAGGAAATGCTGTACAGTCACTAGTATTAAGCTTTGACAAATTATTACCAGTACTAGTGGGAGTGGCTACTACTCTCGGCACTTATAAAGTAATATTTACCATTGATGCCGCTATGAAAGCCTGGAAAGCTTCGACTATTGCTATGACTTTTGCACAAGGCGGTTTAAATGCTGTTTTAGCTGCGAATCCCATAGGTGCGGTTGCTACAGCAATCGGATTGTTAGTTACTGCTATTTCTTTTTTAGTTATGAAACAACAAAAAGCAATTAATGACATGAAGGAACAATTAATTGATGGGTATGTTAAAGAACGTGATATTGCTATTCAAGCTATAGACGATCAGCACAAAGTAAGATTGGATTCACTTCAAAAACAACAAGATGCAGAATCAAACGCACATGATGAAAGATTGCAAAATATTCAAACTGAATATAACAATGAAATTAAATCTATTGACAAAACGCAATCATCAATGAAAAAAAATCTAAGCGAAAGAAAATCTTTACTTGAATCATCTCATAGCAAAACTATGAAACAGCTACAAGACGAATATGGAACATTTGAAAAAGATCATAAAAGTAAAATTGATTTAATTAAAGATGAAATGGCATTAAGAAAAGAACAATATGAAAAAGACCAAGATGTCATAAAAACTACTTATGAAGAAAATATACAAAAAATTAAAGATGAATTTGGCGTTTTTGAAGAAAAATCAAAAAGTAAAGTTGACTTGATTAAAGAAGAATATTCTACGCAAAAAAGTTTAGTAAATGAAATATTAGAGTTGTCAAAAGATGCTGCTACTGCGGAAAGTGATTCTTTTAGCAATACTTATGATGCCATACTTGACAAAGCGAAAGACGTTCACGATGAAAAAATCAAAATGTATGAAGAGGAATATTTAAAATCAGTAAGTCTTATAAATCAAGATTTAGCAGCTAAAGTTAAGGGATTTCAAGAAGAAATTAAAAAAATTAATGCTAAAACTGATGAAGAAGATAAAATTGCCAAAGAACAATTCGACAAGCAAAAAATTCTTAATTTACAAACTAAAGTTGATGGTGCTAAAACCGACGAAGAGAGATCAACTGCTAATAAAAATCTTGCTGAGGAAATTAATAAACAAAACAGAGAAAAGGAACTTGAAAACCGCAAAATTCAAATTAATTCTTTAAATAATCAAATCAAAGATGCTGTCACCAAAGCTAATGAGAAAAAACAAAATGCACTTATAATTCTGCAAGGACAAATCAAAGATGAAAATATAGAAATTACAAAACAAACTGATTTTAAAATAACAGAGACACAACGAGAAAGAAAAGAAAAAGAAAAGGAAGAAACATTAAAGTACAATGCTGCAAAAAAAAGTTTAGACGATGAATACACAAAGTTTATTACTGTTCATAATAATGAAATGACTAAAATTAACGAGCAACGAGTTAAAAAAGAAACATCAGAAACCGCTAAATACAATGCAGCAAAAAAAGCTTTGGATAATGAAGATATTAGAATTGATTCATTCAAAGAAACCTATCAAGCAAAACTTGACACACAACTTAAAATGAAACAAGATTCTGAAAATGACAAATTTAAAGCTGTACAAAAAAGAATTAAAGACGAACAAGATGCTGAGGATAAAGCAATACTAGCTCAAAAAAAGAAAATTGAAGATGATGCAAAACTAAGAATTTCCGCAGCAGCAGCAGAAGCCGCAGCAAAAGTTGATATGGATAAACTCTATAGAGAGTCATCGTATCTGGGGCAAGGTGTTCCCGTTCTTGATTTTATGGCTAAGGGGATGGAAAAATTTCATGGTGCTATGCATAATTTAGGCGTTCCAGGTTATGCAGACGGAGTTACGAACGCAAAAGGTGGTGTGGCTCTTGTAGGAGAACGTGGTCCCGAACTTGTTAATCTTCCAAAAGGGTCTGATGTAATACCAAACAAACAAACCCAACAAATGATGGGCAATGTGAACTATGACGGAATGTTCAAAGGCGCAGTATTTAATGTGCGTTCAGACAACGATGCCAAATTAATAGCAAGGGAAATTTTTAACTTGCAGCAAGGACGAAGCAGAGCAGGCGGTGTAATAGCCGCAACATAAGGTGGTGATGATTTGATTGGGTTTACTTATAATTCTATAAAAAGCTCGACATATGGGATAGTGGCAAAGAGTGTTAATAGACCTATGCTCCCGGTATTACGTAAGCGTGAACTTGTAATACCGGGAAAGCATGGCACGTATGATTTCGGAGATAATACATTCGAAAAGCGCATAATCGAAGTTGAACTTAAATATATCGGTACAAGCTTTGCAGAATTGCGTACAAGAGCAAGACAAATAGCATATTGGCTAAGTGGCTTTAGTGGCACTAAGAACCTAGTTTTTTCAGACGAAACTGACAAGTACTATGTGGGTAAAATATACTCCGAAATAGGCTTACAGAACTTATTTTTGATAGGCGAAGCAACTGTACAGTTTGAAGTAGAGCCGTTTGCATATGCATTATTAGATGAATATGATACTACAGAGGAATATGATACTGGTGAGTTGTATGATGAAGGATTGATTTATCCCAATGCTAGAACGGTTTATGATTGGACATTCTTGGCACCGTTCTTCAACATTAGAAATGGTGATTCAAGAGAATGGTGTGGATTTCCTTGGAGTTACAATCCACACATGACAAGTTTGTATAATCATGCAACAATTGAAACTCCATTTACAATTACAATTTATGGAGAGGTTGAAAATCCTAGGATATACCAAGAAACTACAAGCGCAGAGTTTACAATAAGTGCAAACATGACAGCAGGAAGTACAATGATAATAGATTCAGAAAACATGACAGTAACACTAAATGGAAGTAATTATCTACACAAAATGACAGGTGATTTTTTAAACTTAGAAGTCGGAGCAAACGGCTTCTTTTTTTACGGCACAAATCCACAGGCAGAAGTAACATTTGATTGGAAACATAGATTTTTGTAGGAGGAATTTTATGGGAGCACCTTATAATAATAAAAACAATCGAAAAGAAATTACATGGGAAATTAATGAAAACGGGTGTTGGATATGCACAAGTCATATTACAAAGAAAAATAGATATGCTAGATATTTTGAAAATGGAAAAAGAATAATGATGCATAGATATATGTATCAAAAATATAAAGGCAAAATATCTGACGATATGTGTGTTTGCCATAAATGTGATAATCCGAGATGTATAAATCCAAATCATCTTTTTATTGGCACTCAAAAAGATAATATGGCAGATATGATTAAAAAAGGTAGACAATCAACAGGCAAAAAACATGGATTAAAAATGAGAGGTGCAAATAATGGTAGCCATAAATTAACTGAAAATGAAGTCAAATCAATTAAATATGATTATCCTTATTTAACACGAACTGAAATATCTAAAATTTTTAACATTTCAATTGGTATGGTATGTCATATTTTAAATAATAGAAATTGGAAATATATTTAATAGATGGTTATAAGGAGGTTTTATTATGGCAGATACATTAGTAAGAGAAGCGATAGCGTATGGTTCACAACCTCTAAGTCCAGTCAGCCAGTATTGGGATGGAGCAAGTTACGCTAAGGTTCAGGGCATAAACGGATCAATAAGAATTATTAATTATAATTCAGCTGGTGAAACATTTACAAATGCAATCCCAGGAACAGTTCAATTAGTAACAAGCGCAGGTGCAACGAATTTATTTTCTGGATCAAATCCCGGAAGTGTTCAATTGACAGCTACTTCTACAATGGCTATATCTGGTACTGCAACTGTTAATTTTTCTGCAAGCGGTAGTGTTGATATATTGACCATGCCTGTAGTCGGCTCAGCAAATAATACATGGAGTTCTGGCGCAACAATTACATCTGGGGCAACTTCGACTGTAGTTGATTTAAGATATAACTACAATATTAGTTATTTTGGTACGGTAACTAACACTGCATCAATTACATTAAATTTACTTGTAAGTCAAGATGATTCAACTTACTATACAGCAGCAACAGCAACTATAACAGCAGGAACATCAAGCGATTTTCATTATTCTACAACATCAGCAGCTAGATATGCAAAATTAATGATAACTGGAGTCTCAGCAACTATTACAGCTACTATAGCAGGAAAGTGAGGGTGATATTATGTCATTAACAACAATTAGCGGCGAAATACAAGCACAACCGCTTAATGACAACTTTAGTTATTTAGATACATCGAAAGCAACTATATCAGGTACTCTTTTGTCAGGGAATGTAACTTGGCATCAATCCACAGGAGAAGTATTTTTTAATAGGTGTTCATTGGATGAAACAACTGTATTCCACGAATCTCCATTTCAAGTTTTTGTTACTCAAGCAAGTGGCGGAATGCATGGTGGAGTGCCTAATATAAATGGTAGCGCAAAAGAATTATATTCTGCATGGATGAGAAAAGATGCAACATATCCCGGCTTTACAGGCTTAGGCTCAATGGTTGGCTATCTTGCACACATTGATTCGGCTGGTGTTGGTTATGACACTGTCAGTCCTTCTGTGACTTATCGAGAAATAGCAGCATTTGCTGGTTATTCAACGTCTTATAGTGGCGGTTTATGTGAAGGTATAGAGGTAAGGGCAACCGCAGAAGGTACAGACCCAACTATTTTATATGGTGCGGTTATACAGTCAAATAACAATAATACAAACACGTCACAAGCAACTGCTGGAATATTATTACAAAGTGGTGGTTCTGAGCCTGTAAAAATGGGATTAGAAATGCAAGGTGAGTTTGATATAGGAATTGATTTTACCGCGACAACATTAGATACATCAGGATATGCGATAAATGTTAGTCCTTTACAAAAAATTAATTTAGGTGGAAATTCAATTAACACAAACATACAATCAACTGCTGGTACAGATATAAGATTTACATGTGAGGGTGTATTTTCTTTCAGTTTTAATCAGTATGCAATGAGAATGCCAAACGATGTAAATATACTTCAAAATGCTGGAGTTCCTGTAGATGGCGTGTCTGGAACAGGGGCAGGATTTGCCGCAAAAGGATCTCTTTGTATTGATACAACTAATGCTGATCTTTATATTAATGCAAATACTTCAGCAAGCCCAACATGGAAATTATTTACCAGGGCAGTTTAAAGGAGGATTTATATGGGAAGTACGATTATATTAAAAAAAGAAATTGGACGGCTTAACATTCAATTGGGACAAACGCAAATATACGTTGCTGAATTGGAAGAAAAGATAGATGAATTTACAAAACAAAGAGAAATAAAAGAAGATGTTCGAAAGTATGATGATATTTCAAATAAAAAGTTAAGCGGAGAAATATAAATAAATGTTAATTTAAATAATTATTTGAAAATGTTGAATTATGGATAGTATGGTGATAAGATACACGTATTAAATTAAGGAGGAAATATATGGGTGCTTTATATGCGTTAAGATTTTTTGCTGCATTTGGAATTTATATTCATCATCTATATTATCCATATGGGTTTGGATCGGCATTGGTTACATTCTTTTTTATAATATCTGGTTTTACAACTGCTTGTAGCTTTAGCAAAAAAGGATTTATATTAAGTAAAAATTCTTTAAAAAAATATTACGTTGGGAAATTTATTAAGTTGTATCCACTACATATTATAACTTTTATACTTAGTATTCCAATAATGGGGTATATGAACCAAAAATTTAACCTTATTCAAGCAATAGTAAATGTATTTCTAGTACAAAGTTACTACCCTAATGGGAAAGATGTTTTTTTGTTTAATGGGCTGTCTTGGTTTATTGCAGATGTTTTATTCTTTTATTTGGTAATACCTTTTATATATAAACTAATTACTATATTAAGGATAGATAGAAATATATTTGTACTAATATTATCAAGTACAGCACTATTTTGTATTGCTTTTTTCTTGTCATATTATTTTAGGTGGAATGTAGAAGCATATACTTTTGGATGGTGGCTTGTGTACGTATCACCTTATTTTAGATTAATAGATTGCTTAATAGGATTTCTAATTGGACTAATTTTCACAAGATTAAACGAAAAGATTTGCATTGAAATTAAAAATAGATTAATCGTATTTACAATTATTGAAATATTCTCAGTATTATTATTATATTTGGCATATAAATCTAAAATATTACTAATTGATTCCATTAGATATGGGGTTTATTATATACCGGTATTAGTATTATTTATATTTGTGTTTGCTTTTGACAGTGGGATCATATCTAAGGTTATATCTATAAAACCTTTTGTTTATTTGGGTAAAATAAGCAACGCAATTTATATGATACATCAATTAATTATATATTACACAACTTATTTATTGGGTAGTGCAATGTTTTACTCCGATAATATGGGATTGAATAATTACTTAGCAGAAATATTTTTATTTATAATAGTTTTGTGTGTAAGTGATGTATTCAGCAGAAATTTATTAACTATAAAAACAAAGATGTTAAGCTTTAAAAAAATCAGAGTTAAATTACGTTCTGAAATAGAATATGAAGCATGAATTCAAAGAAGTTTATTTAGGTAATAGGATAATATAACAAACTTAGAGAGCTAAAATTAATTAGCTCTCTTTTATTATGCAAAAAGAAGGTGATGCATTGGTTAGAGTAATTACAGGGTCAAGCAATGAAACATTAGCAATACTGCAAAACGTGGTGTCGCCTGTTGTTAGCGAAGCTATAAATAGAGAGTTTGAATTTAGTTTTTCAACCGTAATAGATAATGATAAATCGGCACATGTTAACTATCAAAATAAAGTAGAAGTAGAGGATAATTATTTCCAAATTGTTTATACCGAGGAACAAAGGACAGAAGCTGGATTGTTTATAAACGCCCAGTGTGAACATGTCAGCTATAGCCTTATATCTGCATCACTTACCGCAGGATTTACGTCTACAGGACTATTTTCAGCTGTAGCAACAACATTGCTAAGTGGCACAGGCTTTACAGTAGGCACAAACCAAATAACTGCAAGTGAAACTATAAGCATCAACGAATCTACAAATAAAAGACAAGTTTTAATGCAATTAGCCGCTTTATATGATGGTGAATTAAAGTTTGACAAGTATACTATTAATCTTTTAACAAGACGTGGTGCTGATCGTGGTGTCCAATTTAGATATCGTAAAAATCTTGTTGATGTTAGCAGAATAGTAGACAATCGTAAAAAAGTTGCAGGATTACCAACGATAGCTTATAAAGTCAATGCAGCCGAACTAGAATTTGAACAGGGATTTATTGATGATGGAGTATCAAGCCTAGAACATTATGAACTTGGAGATACAATAAAAGTAATTGATGAAGATTTAACCCTAGAAGTGTCTTTGAGGATAGTCAAAGAATTACACGATACCGAACAGCGTATGCAAGGTACGGTTGAAATAGGTAATTTTGTTGATGATTTGACGGATACTATTACACAAATTCAAACCACATCAGTTGCAAAGGATAATATTTATAATGGTTGTTCTATAGGCCCTGATAATGGGTTCGTGGCTACCAGAAGTGATGACCTAGTACAAACATCAATGAATGCTACAAATGGAATAGAAATTGATTTAAGGCAGACTACAACAGCATCTTATACACCTGTGTTTTATGTGCAAGTTGATACTGCAACAGGAACAGCTAATTTGTACCTTGCCGGAAACGCTGTATTTATCGGAACTGTTAATGCATCTACAATTATCGGCAGTCAAATTTTTGCAGGAGGAACATCGGTTGGAACTGCTCCATTTAGTGTAACAACATCGGGTGCGGTAACAGCAGATAATCTCTTATTAACAGGTGGAGTAATTACAATCGGGACTTCAAATAATACGTTTAGATTTACTGAAACTGACGGATTGTGGATGGGGAATACAACATTTTCTTCGGCTCCGTTTAGAGTAACTATGTCAGGCTCAGCCACTGCAAATGATTTAACTTTGACAGGTGGTAGATTTAATGTAGGCACTGGCACAAATACATTACAATTTAATACTACTGATGGTTTGTTTTTGGGTTCAACATCAGCTTCAACAGCTCCATTTAAGGCTAGTATGTCTGGCGCAGTTACGGCTACAGATATAACTATGACAGGTAGCTCAACAATAACTGGAGGAACTATTACAGGTGGTACAATAAGAACTTCGGTAACTGGCGAAAGAATAGTTTTAACAGACGATTCACTTAAAACGTATAATTCCTCTGGAAATTTAAATGGTCCAACATGGGGCAGTGCTGGCAATACTTATGGTGATATATCTCTTTATGATGACGGAACAGAAGTGCTTAGGATAGAGAACGCACTAGCAGGACAAGGCTTTTCATTTATACCTCTAAACGGTGCATTAACAGTGTATGTAGACCCTGTATTTACTGGATCTGTACAAGGCGCAGGCACAAAATTAAGTTACGATACTGCCACAAATACATTAACGCTTTTAGATGGTAACAGTACGCCATTGTCATCTGTGATTATACCTTAATTCAACAACGGCAATATATCGTTTATATAACATTCATAAGTAAAAGCCCTAATTTTTTTATCTAATGGTATATTGTCAATTATTTTAATTTGGTTTTTTGTTATATAACAAACATCTTTATTTCTATAATTTATAACTGAATATTTTTTATCATCATAATATTTTGAAGTAAATGTGCTAAAAAAAATATAATATTTACCATTATAAAAGTTTGCTTGTATCCCGTCTGGCGCAAAAATTTTGCTTGGCAACGACGGTGTGCTTTTTAAATTCGTGGTTGTTGGACTTGCAACTTCGGCTTGACCTAATTTAGCATTCCAGTTTACGTTTAATCCAGCAGCTTCTAAAGTGCTTTTAAATGGCACATAGGTATTTCCTTTGTAATTAAGTATTGGCAAATCTGAGTTAGCATATTCAGTGCCGTTAACCATAACTTTGTAGTCTGCTTTGTGGCAAATGTATTCCTCGATAGCGGCTTTAACAGGAATTATAGACATAATTAATACTCCAAGTACTAAACCCATAATAAATTTTTTCATAGTATCACTCCTTAAAAAACTAATATTTAAATTATATTATAACCCTTTTTAGCAATAAATATTAATATTCACAAAAATAAACTCTAGGAGAATCGTTAAATGAATAATAAATTTAACATTATTGTTTTTATCTTATCAATAGCAAGTATGTTATGTGCAATCGGATTAAAGTTGTTAGGTGTAGATATATTTAGCATACCAAATTACAGTTCGAATTATCCTACAATAGGATTTATAGTGAAGTTACTGATTTTGCTTCTTCAATATTATTTGATAGTGGGCTGTGTAACGTGCTACGAGCCTAAAACATTGTTTTTTAAGATATTGCCATTTATGCCACTTACAATCATATTATATTATACGTCCAAAGAATTTTATGTTGCAATTGCTGGAATAATATTGTTTGTAACATGTATTGCTTTAGTGCCTAAATTTAAAACTATAGTAAGTTTTATTTTAAACAATTTATTTATTGTATTTGTGCAGCTTATTATTATTTGGCTAAGGTTAGATATTGCTTCGATTACTCCTATATTTCCAAATTGGTTACAATTTGCAGTAATAAATATAGACCAAATAATAATTTTAACATTGCTATATTTTTTGAACAGAAAGCGGGGTGATTTATATGGGTTGGTGGTTTCTAGGGAAAAAAAATAAAACAACATTTTGGGCAGACTTAAGGAAGATCGGTGACGTATTATGCAGATTTTTCAAAACTTAAACACTATACTTAAGACCAGTATATTTGTAATTTACATGATATTAACTCAATTTTGGCAAGCATTTGGCATCATAATTATTGCCATAATCAACAATAGACCCTGGGAATGTATTTTTATATTCTTGGGGTTTATTATTGGTAGAATTTTTTTCGGTAAAACGTATCATGTTCCAACAATGATAGGGTGTACTATTTTAACGTGGGTTGTATTTTACTTTCTAACTTCCGCAGTACCATCATTCGGCATATCAATTACAGTACCGTGCATATTTGGCATATGTCTTGCTTATGCCTTGGCTATTATGGGCGAATATGCGGAAAGGGGGAAATCTGATGCAAGCTAATATAGGAACGACTTTACAATGGTTACAGTTGATAATAACCGTAATAGGATTATTAACTGTTTTTATACGCATCGGCAATACACAAGGACAACAAGAAATTAAAAATAAAAATTTTGAAGCTCAGGGCGTTAAAATCGAAGGTATTGAAAAAGACATAAGCGAAATAAAAACCGATGTGGCATACATTAAAGGTAAATTATTATGAGCAAATTAACAGGAAAGTAGGCGATAAAATGACATTAACAAATATAGGTTTAGTAGAACATTGCAAAAAGGCTTTAGGCGAAAAATGGGGATATGTATACGGAACATACGGAACAACTCTAACTGAAAAGCTTTTAGCCAACAAACAAGTACAATACCCACAAAATATTGTTCAATACTTATCTTTTATCCGTAAAAACTGGATAGGTAAGTGTGTTACTGATTGTGTAGGATTAATTAAATCTTACATATGGTGGGTTGGCACTGGACCAGTTTATAATCCGAAAACAGACTTGTCAGCTAACGGAATGTTTAATGCAGCTACCGTAAAAGGTGACATTTCAACCATTCCCGAAATACCAGGATTATGTGTGAGAAAAAATGGCCATATCGGTGTATACGTAAGCAATGGACAAGTAATTGAATCCAAAGGCACTAAATATGGTGTAGTTCAAACACCTTTACACGGTATCGGTGCTACTAAGTGGACACATTGGCTAAAATGCCCTTTTATCGAGTATATTGAGCCAGTTGACGAACTAAAAGAATCACTAGAGTTTATTTGCAACAAAGCAGATTTAAGCTTTGAACACTGGTACAAACAAGCGAAAGAAATAAAATATTTAGACATAGCATTTAAAAAAATAGCGAAAGCATGGAGGGGATTGGAATGAAAGATAAACTAGCAAAACTAATAGATGTAAAAACCATAGTTACTCTAGCTTTAGTTCTAACGTTAGTATATATAGTCATAACAGGCTCTAAAATCGACGAGAAAGTATTTTTATTGTTTAGCAATGTAACTACTATGATTGTTACGTATTTCTTTACTAAGAAGCCAACTGAACAGAAATAGACAAAATTATAGCCCTCACTTAATTGTGGGGGCTTTTTATTTAAGAATGGTTTAATTGAATAACACAATTACCTATCTATTAGAATTGGTACTGGCGCATCAAACAACCACTTGGATTCATGTCCACAATTCGTACATTTATACACAACAAGTTCTTTATCACTTGCAAAACTATTGCTTCCTACCAACTCATTTCTACACTGTGGACAGTAGCAAAATGTATTCTGCTTACTTCTTTTTATAGCACTTTTGGTGGTAATAATTGACTTTAAAACTTGACATAAATTCATTTGTAATCAACTCTCCTTCTGCAATAAATATTCTTTGTTTGCATTTTTTACAGATATACTTAGTTTTTATCTTTTCCACAATATCTCCTTCTACTTTTTTCGCATTAGACCGCTATTCTTCATCGGGTAGCCTTATTTTTTATTCGTTTATATAAAATTTGTTTGGACTTTCTCTCAAGATTGATTCCCACAAGTAAACATGAAAAACTTTTTGCCAACACTTCCTTTCACTATCCCATACTTTAGAACCTCTTTTTAAATCTTCGTATTTAGCCAACCTTTTTTTCATACCTTTTCTCCTTCCTTCAACCTCTCAACAGCCTTGTTGTACCACTCAACTAAATCAAGCGGTAACGGCTCGCTATGGTCTAGCGCGTGACGAATAACAATAGTAATTGATTGGATTAGTTCTATATCTGGTATACTCATTTCTTCTTCTCCTTCTCCACAGCTTTTTTGACTAGTTCGGCTAGATTCACTTTATACAATTGCCTAGTGTATTCGCTTAAATCTAAACCGATACTATTAGCTTGTTTTTCTGCTTCTCGTTTGGCTTCGTCACTGATTCTAAAATCTACCCTTGCCATTTAGCACCTACTTTCATAGTTTAATCAAATTGCGACTTATTCTTCCCAATATGACATTTCAGTTTCTATTGTTTTATTTAGTTCATCTATGCTACTTAAATCTGGATTTTCTTGATTGAATATATTAAATTCTTCTTCAAGTAACCCAACCTCTTGTAAAATTTGTATGTTGTATAAAAGTCTTAAAAGCTTACTCATTTTGTTTTTATCTTTCCATTCATAAGCTTTACATAGTTCTCTAAAATCAGCTGCTAAAGCCCATACAGTTTCACCCTTAATGTCAGTTATAACATTAACTTTCTTGATTCCTAAGAAGGTATTTTCTTCTGGATAAACGCTTTCAATCCATATTTTCGTACCGTCCACCAAATTTTGTACCTCCTCAAACTTATATTGTTTTCCAAAAGCTACTTTCTTCATATTGTCTTCCATGCTTATCTCTCCAATCCGCCTATTTAGGCAATTAACAATTAAATTACTTATCTATCTTAGCACCTACTTTTAAAAGCTCTGGAACTGACTTGTATTTACCACACTTAGCACATTTTGCAACCGTCCTGCATCCATTACACACATTAATCATGTCGCCATAAATATAAGAATTTGCGTAATATTCATGTTTACAAAATAGTCTTTTTAATAGTTTCATTTGTGCCTCCTTCCTTTCGTAATTGACTGATATCATCTATTTATATTGTACGTCATTTGCACCACATTGTCAACACATTTCCACAACAAAAAGAGCGACAGCATCATTTCGCCCTTCTTGATAGGACAAATTCAGTATAACATATAGGCATAATTACTCATTATTGGGTAATCTCCCCTATAAAAAATTACATTTTTCGAATCATTTAGATGTAGATTTATAGTAAAAGATTAATTATTTTAAAATAACTGTTGTAAAATATTGGGAATGTGTTATAGTTATAAAAGAACATATGTTTCAAATGACAAGGAATAGCAGTGTAGAGTACATAATTTATCGGGGGGTAAAATAATGAAAACTGATTTCGGAGAAGGTTTGGAACATGTAAAAAGTATTGATTATAATGGAATTGAAATAATAAATACTGGATATCTGTACGATGCCCAAGAAACAGTTAAGGTACCTGTTCTAGATATATTAAGCGGTGTGTGATACGCCGCTTAATATTGTTCCTTTAAATACATACGACTAAAGTCGAGAGTTCTTAAAGGTATATGTTAACTTTTATTTCTCCAGATGGGAAAACTACTATATTATCTATGAATTTCTTTAGTTTTGCTTTTTGTTCTAATATACTTCTAGTATTCTCAAAATCATCCATTGCATTATTAATTACTATACTTGGTTTTATATGTTGTATTTTTACGCTCTCAAACTTGCCTATTTCAATTAATTCTTTATTGCACTTCTCTTTATCCGCTAAATATTCTTCTTCCGTAAAAACGCCTTTTAGAAACGCTTGGCGAGACTTCTCTAATTCAGTCTTTATTTTAGTTTTCCGATTTTTAAATAATAATTCGTTTGAGTTTACATTCCTTATGCTGTTAATAATTTTTGTTTGAGTAAGCGGATTCCTAAAAGCCTCAATAATTGATGTTTCTAAATCAATAATGTTGTGGCATTTTTTATGATCACATATTTTTGGGATAGAGTGTGAATCGTATTCGCTACATAGGTAATATTTGGTATGCTTAGTTCTCATTGGATAACCACATATGCCACAACGCAACATTCCTGCGAGTAAAAACTTTTCATAATTAGAGCCACAACGAGTTCGTTCTGTTTTCTTTTTATTAAAAATATCTTGAGTTTTTTCAAATGATATTCTATCTATTATTGGCTCATGTTTTCCCAAATAAACTTCACCAGAAAAATATATATCACCAACATATTTTACGTTTTGAATTATTTGTTTTATTCTTACTTGTGTCCAGTGGTTTCCACAAGCTGCTGGTACTCGATTTTCATTTAACATATTTGCAATTTTATTTACTCCATATCCGGTATTGGTATACCAGTCAAATATTTGTTTAATTATAGTAGCTTGTTCATTATTAATAGTCATATCTTTATTATATCCAAATGGAACTCGACCTGTCACTTGACCTTGCTTTGATGCTTCTACAAGTCCCTTTTTTACTTCAATTGCAAGATTGCGAACGTAATATTCTGAGAGTAATTCCATGATTCCCTCTTGAAAAAATCCAATAGGCGAATCTTCTATAGGCTCTGTCATGCTTATTACATTAACACCAGCACTTTTTAGTTGCTTTTTAATTCTTTGACTTAATTCAACTTTACGTGCAAACCTATCGAATTTATGTACTAATATTATATTGAAATTTTTATTTTCAGCATCGTTTAGCATCTCTTGAAACTGAGGCCTATTTTCTTTTTGCCCAGATAATCCTTCGTCAGCGTATATTTTAAAAACCGTAATTCCTTCTTTTTGGCAATAATCAGTTAACAACCTTGTTTGAGCCGATATGGAAAAGCCGTCCTCAACTTGCATTTCTGTACTGACCCTTATATATATAGCAGCTATCATTTATTTTCATCCTTTTCAAATAATTCTATTATAGCAAGAAGTCTTGCAGGATCAATTTTCCTATCTTGTGCAATTTTTGCCACTTCCACATAACAGTTTTCTAGGTTAGGTGTTGTTTCTCCTAATAAATCAGATACAGTTAAATTAAATGCATCGGCTATTTTCTGAATGTTTTCATGGGAAGTAGTTTTTCTTGTTCCTTTTACTATATGTTCGACTGTAGACTTAGGAACACCACTCATTTTATGCAACTTGTAGTAAGTCCATTTTCTTTCTTTTAAAAGTTCGTTTATTCTTTCGCTCAAATCCATGATATCCTCCGATAATTAAAGATTTACAGATATAGGCGCAGAAAAACAAAGCTAATTTTATGTCAACGCCCTAAATGGAATATAATCGCCATTGATTAACGCCCAAATTGGAGTATAATAAAAAATGTAGCAAGCAATTAAAACACCTACACGAGATACCAATACTTAGTCTCCAAACGCAATATTGGTATCGAACCAAGGAGAATTATACCCTAATTCGGGTATAAAGTCAATAGAAAGGAGGTATATTTTTGACAAAATACAAATTGGCAAGAGGAACTATAATCAATAAAAACGTCAAAACACTCACTATAGGCGAGATTGTAAAAGAATTACGTATTCAGAAAAATATTCCATTATGCACTCTGGCCAAAAAAGCAAAAATACCATATCAGTCATTGCAGAACATGGAAAACGGCACTAAACCAAATTTTGACTATGTGGTAGCAATAGCTAAGGCATTAGACGTACCGCTTGAAAAATTTACTACAGAAGGGAGAAAAGTCATTGAGCCAAAAAGCTAAGAAAGTACAATACCAAGTTGTTTTTGAACACAATGGTAAGGAAATTACAGAGAACGAATTAATTGAACTGCTTAAAAAGGTTAAATGGTAAAGGAGGTACATATGAACAATTTAACAAACATCAGCCAAATGACATCAATGGAGATTGCAGAAGTAACAGGGAAATTACATCACCATATCACTAGAGACATTAAAGATGAAATTGAGAAGTTAGAAAATGCAGGAGTCGCTACTGAAACCAAATTTGGTTTGAGTGAAAGACAAGATTCTACCGGAAGAACAATTCCATACTACATATTAACTAAAGAAGGTGTTTTGCAATTAGCCGCTAGGTATGATGCAGTGGTAAGAGCAAAATTGATTGACTTGGCTATGAAGCAGGAGCAAACCAACATTGATATTTCAAGACTTTCTCCAGAACTACAAATGTTCAATAAAATATTTCAAACAGTAGCAGCTCAACAGCTTCAAGTAAAACAATTAGCAGATACCATTTCTACAATTAAGGAAACAGTAATTACCACTCCAGACAATTGGCGAGAAGATATTAACCGAATGTTTAACAAAATTGTGCAAGCTGTAGGGAATGACAAATACCGCGAATTAAGGTCAGAAAGCTACAAACTACTAGAAGAAAGAGCACATGTTGATTTAGGTCGTAGACTCAGCAATCAACAAGACAGAATGAAATTCGAAGGTGCAAGCAAGTCGGCAATAGCCAAGATTAACAAGATGGATATTTTAGAAGCAGACCCAAAGCTAAAAGAGATATATGCCGCAATAGTAAAGGAATACACGATCAAATATGTAGCATAAAGGAGGTAGCGCAATGCTTAAAAAGTTAGAATCTAAATGTGAAAAATCAAATGGGTTTTCTTGGGGGTTAACAGCGTTTGGGATTCTACTAATGATAATAATTTATTTTCTTTAATTTCTAAATAAAATAAAACTGAGGGGGTTAATTATGTGTGATTTTTTTAGCGTAGTTTCGGATGGAGCAGGAGAAATAATGTACTTTAACACCGAACAACGCAAACAGATTATTGAGGGCACTTTAAAAGATAGCAAAGGAAATCGTATAACTGAAACAGACAGCCATAGCAGCATAATGGCACATAATAATATTTTTAGCAAAGAAGAGGATATGTACAACAAGTATGAATACAATCCTTTAACAAAAGAATTCACAATAGATCAAATAAACAATAAAAATGATTCAGCAATTGTTAAAGAAAAATGTATTAATCTTGATTTTAAAACTATTGTTCCAGAATTACAAATAAAAGATATCATTAATCCCAAAAACATTCAACATAGTGACAATGTTAATGAATCAGAAATTGCATTGTTAATAATGTGGGCTTCGGTTAGGGATTCGGTTAGGGATTCGGTTAGGGATTCGGTTAGGGATTCGGTTTGGGATTCGGTTAGGGCTTCGGTTGGGGATTCGGTTGGGGCTTCGGTTTGGGATTCGGTTAGGGATTCGGTTTGGGCTTCGGTTAGGGCTTCGGTTTGGGCTTCGGTTGGGGATTCGGTTGGGGCTTCGGTTTGGGATTCGGTTAGGGCTTCGGTTAGGGCTTCGGTTAGGGATTCGGTTAGGGCTTACATTTCAACATTTTTTGCAATAACAAATTGGAAATATATTAACTGCATGGAAGACAAAAACCCATTCCAATCATGTATTGATTTGTGGAATCTTGGATTGATACCTAGTTTTGATGGCAAGACTTGGAGACTACACAAAATGTGTGATAATGCAAAAATAATTTATGAATTGGATAAAAATGAATAATGCAAGAAAGGATAAATTATGAAAAACTGTCTATCCTCTAAAATTTGTACCACTTGTGAAAGAAAACCATACTGCGAAACTTACCAACGTTTAAGCATTTACTTAACTCCTGATAAAACAATATATGAACTTAAGGTATCAAAACCACACTTATTTTATTAGGAGGCCATTTATGAAAATTCTTAGTCAAGACAAAGATCTAATTTTTAATTTTAACTGGTTATCTAAAATCTATGCGGAAGATAAGTACAACAATGGTAAGTATTATGGTTCAAACGTTTACGGCAAGTCACTATTCAAAAATCACATGTTAGGTACATATGACGAAGGAGAAGCGCAACAGGTTGTATGTGAAATTTACAAGCTACTAAAATCCAAAGAACAGTTTTATACAATGCCAGATGTGGCGTTAGACCTATCCGAATTATTTGAGGGCCTAGATTAGGCAGAAGGAGCATAATATGGGAAATTTTAAAGTTAGGTGTGTAAGAAACGACAGTGAACTTTTAAAAGATCAATGCGAAATAGGGGATATTTTTGATTTTAAAAATGGGAGTACAACTTGGAAGAATGGTGATAAATCTTGCCGCTATGACAGTGTTGAAGATTTCAACACAAGAAATAGTGAAATTAAATTCGAACTCGTAACCGTAACCGAACCAACATTCACAAAGGCAGATTTGAGGACGGGGATGAGGGTGGAATTGAGGAATGGCCGTACATATGTAGTTATGTTAGGTACTTATTATGGTGATATTTTTATTAATGCTAACGAATTCTGGTCTAATTTGGACAATTACAGCAATGATTTGAAATGTGAAGGGTTACCCAAATTAGAAATTGTTAAAGTATTTAATCCTAACTATACATATGACATGTTAAATGCGAATTATAAAGGCGAACTCCTATACCAGCGCACCGAACCAACCTACGTCACAAAAGAAGAAGCAGAAGCAATGCTGAGCGAAGTTGAGGGGAAAGAAATTAGAATTAGAAAGGAGTGATGCACATTGAAATTGATTGATGTAGATGCATATAGAAGCGAACTATGGGAATTATGCGAAGAAATATTTTTAGATAAGCCTACAAATTACGAATTTAACCGCATGTTGGAGTTACTAGATACGCAACCAACTATAGAGTCAAAGGAGTGATACACCATGCTAAAAGGTATTGATTGCCCATGTTGTACTGGTTGCACAAAAAGCGTAATTAATTGTCAATGTGGATTAGAAAAAGATAGATTTCACGGTGATGCAGCATTACATATCAGTAACTATTGTAACAAGAACTACACTAAATGCAAGCAGTATCAAATTGTTAGAAGGTGGATGAATCGTGAAATACCAAATAAAACTGAGGAGGAAGAAAAATTATGAAATCATTAGGAATCGTTAGAAAAGTTGATGAGCTTGGAAGGATAGTAATTCCGATTGAATTACGCAGGACTTTTGATATTGAAATTGGTGACGGACTAGAAATATTTACAGAAGGTGAAGCGATATTGTTAAGAAAGTATATACCGGGCTGTGCTCTATGCGGTGAAATGGATGATTTAAAAGATGTATGGGATAAAAAAGTTTGTAGTAAGTGTAGGGAGTTGGTTAGTAAATGAGTAAATGGGAACTAGGCTTTTGGTTTGCAGTGTTTTACAGTTTAGGACTTGCAACAAACTACTTTATGGAATGGTTTGGAACTAAGGTACATAAGAAAGCAAAAACCGTACAGCCTCATGTTGAAGTGTACGGCAAGAACTACAAGAAAATAAACACCTCGGGAAAGGTGTTCAACAAAACAATCTAAACAAAATATACCATGAGAGGATGGGAATGTAAAGATGAAAACTAATTACACAATGTCAGAAATTAAAGATAAGGTTGCTTTTATAAAAAGTGAGGCTATGAGCCAATTCAGAGTGACTCGCAACACTGAATTTGCAAAGCAAGTTGAAGAGAATGCGGAAATGGAAATGGATTTTAAAAGTTTTGAAAACTGTATTGAAAAGGTCGAAGATTTAATTCGAAAATATCGAAAGGCCTACCATTCTTTCAGTAGAGGATATTACAAAGAAGATTTATTTAACTATGCTCAAAACCGCTATTTCGATTCAAAAGACCAAGAATTCCAGAAGATAAGAAGCCAATTTAAGATTATTGAAAACAGACTCAAAACCATTAGAAATGCAGATAAAGCAATAGAATTTTTGCAACTATGTGGGATTGAATTTCCAAGCAACAGTAAGCCAATTCAACCAGATTCACCAGTAGATGTTGATTTTATTAAGTCTGTATTGCCTAAGAATGTGTTACTTGGGAGTGGTGAAAGTGAGGTCAACAATGAGCAATGAATTTAGACCAGACATACCTTGGAAATTTGTTGATTGGGATAGATTACAGGATGCTTTAGCAAAGTTAATTGAAAACGCCGAGAAGGATAAAAAAGATAAAGCAGACTTGCAAGAAAGCGTTTACATGTACAGTGACAAGGTAGATGAAATGAACAAAGAAATTAAAAAACTCAAATTATTGTTAGATACCGAACAAAAGTCAAACCGAGGGCTCGCGGAAGAAAATAGGTTGTTAGTAGCCAAGTATAGAAATCCCGAAAGTGGTGTGTTTAATGAATTTGAATGACACTCTAGGCAATCCAGTGCCAATCAAATGCACTAATGTAAACTGCATCAAATTCGATAGATGCAAGCTGAAATATAGACAAAATGTGTGTGAATATTTTAAGGAGGTTGAAGAATGAAACTGTATGAAATTATGCAAGAAATTGAAGGACTAATTGATTCTGAATCTGGTGAAATATTAGATTACGAAAAGTTTGAACAACTAAAAATTGATCGTGATACAAAAATCGAAAATATTGCACTCTGGATTAAAAATCTTGAAGCAGAAGCAATAGCAGTAACAAATGAAAGAAAATCACTACAAGACAGAGAGAAATCACTTGGCAACAAAACAGATAAGCTGAAAGAATATCTAACTTTCATATTGCAAGGGAATAAGTTTGCCACTGGAAAGGTTGCTATTAGCTACAGAAAATCAATCGGGCTGAACATCACCAATGAAGAAACATTCAAACAACTTTATAAGCAATTTTGCGAAGTTGAGGAAGTTGTAAAAATACCTAAGAAAGACATTAAAGAATACATACAAAAAGGTAAGGTTTTTGAGGGTGTGGAGTTGGTTGAGAAGCAGAATTTACAGATTAAATAGAGGGGGAATGGCTTATCGCTATACCAGTATTAATTATTGGAAAGTCGGGAAGTGGCAAGAGTACAAGCCTTAGAAATTGTTTAGAGGGGTTTAATTTAATAAAAGTATTAGACAAGCCCCTTCCATTCAAAGGCAAGATACCAAGCGGCATATCAGATAATTATGAGATTGTAGAAAAATGGTTAAAGGGTTCTAAAGAAAAATCAATTGTAATTGATGATGCAGGTTATTTAATTACAAACCACTTTATGAATAATCATTCAAGTGCCGGTAAAGGAAATGGAGTTTTTAGTTTGTACAACGAGTTAGGTGACAAGTTTTGGAATCTAATTCAATTCATCACACTTCAACTTCCAGCTGAGAAAATTGTGTATCTGATGATGCACGAAGATGTAAATGAGTTTGGAGATGTAAAGCCCAAAACAGTCGGTAAGATGCTTGATGATAAGGTTTGTTTAGAAGGAATGTTCACCATTGTTTTAAGATGTGTAAGTGACAATAACAATCATAAATTTATTACACAATCTGCTAACGGTGCGGTTAGTAAGTCGCCTATAGATATGTTTGATACATTAGAAATTGATAATGACTTGAAATTGGTAGATGAAACAATAAGAAAATATTGGGAGATATAAGGAGGAAATACAATGCAAAAATATGATGGGTATGATAAAGCGGTTGCATTTACAGGAGATTTTGAAACATTAGCAGCTGGAGGTTACGTTTGCAAGATACTAAAGGTTACATCTGAGGATAAGGATTATGGAACACTGCTAAGAATTGGTTTTGACATAGCAGAAGGTGAACACAAGGACTTTTATAAGCGTTCATTTGAGAGAAAGAAACTCACAAATTCTGATGCTAAATGGGGTGGCATGTATTACCAGACAGTTAAACAAGATGATCTAAAATACTTCAAAGGGTTTATGACTGCAATTGAAGGTAGTAACAGTGGCTTTAAATGGGATTGGGACGAAAAAAAGCTAGTTGGTAAGTTGTTTGGTGGGTTGTTTGGTGAAGAAGAATATGAGAGAAACGATGGAGAAGTTGGAAAGTCAGTTAAGTGTAAGCAAGTGAGAACGGCAGATAAAATTCGTACTGGTGATTTTACTATACCAGAGATTAAAAGGTTAAGCGGTTCTTCTACAAGTTCAAACCATGTTGATATGACGGATTCTGAAATCGATTCTGAGTTACCGTTTTAGTTATGTAAACCAAAATTCACTAATATGGGGTGATTCAATTCGCCCCGAAGGAGGACTTATGAGAGAAATTAAGTTTAAACTAT